TTGGAGTAGTCGGAAATGGTGTTGGTTCACCAGGACCAGCATTTCCGGGTTCTGGAGTATAACCAGAACATTGATTATCTGTCATTGCTGGTGTGATAGCAAGAGCGGTACTATTCGTCTGAGTAGTAACAGCGGATGGAGTTACTACACCGGGATCGGGCTGTTGATTATTATTAAGTTGTGTCCTACCAGTAACATCATCAAATGAAACTTGACCCGAAATATATGCAGCAGGATCATATACAGCAACTGATTGGTTTGATCCTACACCAGAAGAAAAATCTGGGCTTCTAATTTCAAAATGTAAATGAGCACCTCTAGCATCGCCCGTCGCTCCTTCAACACCAACTACATCGCCAGCAGAAACTTGTTGGCCTACTTGGACTCCGATTGTTGAAAGATGAGCATATACCGTAATACAGATTTTTTTACCGGCTGCATTAGAGTGGGCAATGAATACTACATTCCCATACCCGCGTGCGTCATTACCATCGGCTCTAATCACTTTTCCTGATGCGGCTGCTCTAACATTCCCGAGTGCGCCGCCAGCATAAGCTAAATCGATCCCTTTATGTGGTCGACCACGTTTTGGATCGCTCCAAATCTGAGTTCCATCTACAGATGCTGTACATCTTGCGGTGATAACAGAACCCGGTAAAGGATGGATAAAAGTAATACTATCAGATCCAGTTGATTTGGAGGCGACCAATAAAAATGGCTTACTATCAATTACAGAACTATCAGCTCTTAATGCGGAAATAGTTGTAGAATATTGTCCTGGTAAAGTCGCAGTTCCTGAAAATTTACCAGTCGCAGTATTAAATGTAACACCAGGAATTGTAGTTCCATTAGTCCAACTTGCAACAGGATCTGAACCCGGAGACACCGTCATTTGTGTTGTCACTGACATATCCGTTCCAACCGGAATAGACACATTAGTGATAGTGTTGATTGGAATTGGTCCACCGTCCATATTTTTTTCTGCATTTCCTGCTCTGGCCAAATATCCTTCAGAACATTCGCCAGTTTGTTGATATGTTGGCGAAGTGTAATTATCGGCCGTTGGTGCCCACGGTGTCCCGGAAGCTATAGTTGAACCACCACCGCTGCAACTCATTTAATTTCCTGTAGTAGATGAAGCAGGTAAAGGCACATTTAGCTTTAGTGCTGCGGCAACTTGATCTGCTTGGATTTGTGCAATATTTTTCAATTGAGTTTCCATAGCCAATGAACGACCTTCAGATTCAGCTAACCAATCAGAAACTGTTTTTTGTGTTGCTGTTCCTAAATCAATATCCGGGACTTGAGCCGGAACTACTAAATCTTGGGCCGGGATTGGTGAAACGACATAATGATCCTGAATAATAATACTTGGTTTAACAGGTTGATCAATTGGTGCCACAGCACATCCAGATAATAGGGCAATTGAAACAAAGGAAGCAATTAGTAATTTTTTCATTGTGAACCAGCTTTACGGTTTTGTTGGATAGCATTAATGGTTTCAGCCAATACGTTAGATACTGGACCGTCTTGTGCAGCAGTCGAATTTGCAATCATTTGACGAAGATTTGAAATCTTTGTTTGATTTGCTTGTTCCTGAGCAACCATTTGAGCAACACGAGCATCCGAATCTGTTTTAGCTTCAGACAATTGATTGATGGTTGTTTGGTCTTGTTGATTGACTCCTACAGCATTAGCAATATCAACCTTAAGTTGGGTATTAGCTTGAGTCAATGAAGTATTAGCTTGTTGAAGCTTAACAATTTGTGCTTGATCAAGATCAAATTGATGTTTGATTTCATAGCCACCACCAAGTGCTAATAAAATAAGCACAATAGCAATAGCAAGTTTTGGATGAGCAATAGCCCCAGAGATCAAATTTTTAATGATTGAGAATATGCCACCAAAAAAGCTTTTAAAAAATGTAAGAATAATAGTAATAATCATTTATATATTCCATTAAGTATTTTGGTTATTTTGGGGTGCTGGTATTGGTTGTACCGGCATAGGCATTTCTGATGACTTCTTAATCAATACCCCAGCAGCTGCAGCTACGATAGCTCCACTGATGCCGATTAAACCAGTTGAAAAATTCAATGCATCAAAGTGACCTGTTTTTACGGTCATATACAAGGTCAACCCAAGAAATTCCATTCCGCCTAATAGAACAAAGCCATATCCAAATAATCTCGCTGGATCTACATCTCCATTCCAACTAGTAAAAACATCTCCGACTACTTTAGAAAATAGTGAAGTTTTTGGTTGTGCTACTATGGTCGACATGATATTCCTTATATTTTATATTAGACAAGTCTCGCTTGTCCTGTTTGTGCAGTTGAAAATGAAACAGTAATATTATTGACATCAATAATAGTGATGTTCAGTGGAATCATCTTTGTTAACATGCCACCGTTCGATGTATCATTAATGAGAATATCAACAATAGGATAAACACCCAAATTATGATTGATAGTCCAAGTTGTTGATGCTGAAGATTGTGTAAATTGATACACCGTTAAATCTGACATGATTTCTCCACGTAAGTTCTTTCCTTATTTATGCATTCTTTTAAACCAAAATGGGCTCTTATTAAGAGCCCATTTTGAATATGTCGGATTTATGGACGTCTAGTTGCCGTAGTTAATTGCTTAATGGCAGTGTTGAATGCAACTGGTTCAATTCGTAAATTACCTAAATCATAATCATCAATGATCAGCGGATCTACTTCGTCAAAACAGAAGGTGCCTTTGTTACCATTCTTTTCAATGTGAGACATTTTAGCTCCTAACACCTTTAGTGATGCGGCTAAAATAATATCAGTCGTACGCAATTCCATGATTTTTCCTGAGTAATAATTGCTTGGTAGCCCATACTCGGGCATCACTAATATTTATAGAAATCACAAAAATATGTACAAAGTCCAGAAATCTTGATATAGTCAAATCATCTAGGAGAAATCATGCTACTTTATACATTACTTGATGGAACGACCAGACACAGAAAAAATCCTGATAAGTACCCAATGCCGGAAATTAAAGATCGATTGGATCTTCCAGCTGGGTGCTTTGTTAAGCTTGGGTTTTTGTATACGAAAAATAAAGTACTTAAGACAGAATTTCTTTTAGTTCAAGTGAATGAAAAAGAAGAAGGTGCAGATATTTACTATGGTGAACTTGATGATAAGCCTAAAAAGATATCGGGCGTAGTCATAGGGGACATGATCCAATTTAGCTCAAATCATGTCCTGGAAATTATTAGCTTACACTAATAGTCAACGTGTAAGTAATCAAAATACTCCGATTGGCTGTCTTTTCCACTGGGCTAAAAATCAAATGTGAAAGAAGCAATGGTGGAGAATCCTGTGAGATCAAACCCAATTCATCAAATGTATAAGTCGAATCCGGGTTTGTAGTAATGTCATCACTTGTTGCTTGACCAGATGGTTCATCTGGTGTAATTTCCATAGTACAAGTCACAATCGAAGTGATTGCTGGAGAAGGTGATGCTGCACTTACAACAGAATCTCCGGCAGAAACAGATGCATTTTGGCCATCGATAATTTGACTATATGTTTCATTGTATAGTGTTGCACTTGTTCCAGTTGTATTAGGTGGCAAATACACAATATCTAAACTTGAATTAATATGTGTACCACCATTCCCTAAAGCCATCCCATAAACCCATGCATTAGACTCATGGGATAATCCTCTAGCAATAACTGTGGCCATGTTTTGAGGGTGAATTGCGTTGTCTTGATCGCGAAGAACTTCGCCAGTTAATTTATCTGTGATTTTAACATGACCATGAACGTGTATATTTGTTCTGAGTTGCATAATATTCCTTGTCTTTTGTTATTTTATTTATCATCATCTACTTTGGAGTTATGCCAAATGGATAGTTACTTCGCGCGGTTCAGCAAAAGTCAATATGACTTGTGTATTAGATGGATATGATACTGATTCTGGTAAACACATAGATCCAGCAGAATATGCAGCAACCAATGGGTTATGACCATAGCTATGATTTATTTCTATTACATTAGCAAGTGCAGTAACATAGACCATTCCAAAATCATTAGGTGTATACACCCCATATAATAATCCTGATGTTGATGGGATTATATGGATCACTGGTTTACATGGTTCATCAAATGTCACAATGATAACATTTGTAGATGGATAAGTCACCGAACGCGGCAAAATCATTTCGCCACCAACATATGCTGCTAATATTGGATTGTACCCATAGTCATGATTTATTTCTACCGTATTAGATAGGAAAGCAACATAAATCATACCTAATGAATCCGGCGAATAAACAGATTCATAACTTAATTCAACTTCGTATTCCACCGAATCAAATGGGTCACAATCAAATCCCCAATAATCACTAAATGCCATATTCAAAGCATCTACAATCGCAGGACTCGAAGTCTCTACTGATTGCGGCATTTCTTGGATTGAAAAGAGTTCGTAATATCCTAATTCTAATGACTCGGATAACGAATCAAAATCAACCGTATCATAATTTTGGATATCCAAATATCCAATCTTTTGGGAATTGATGTTAATCCCAAATAATGTTTCATTTTCTGTCCAAGTGCCAGGATCAGCAATCTGAACATTGACAGTATCATAGTATTTGAAATAATCTTGAAATTTTACAGTATCAGTAATTGAAGTTTGAGTCCAACCGTTATATGCTTCGCGCTGTTCAACTCTAAGATAAAACGGAGTGTTTAATGCTAACGGTTTAAAAAATGAAAAAATGAAGTACATTTGATCATTAGAATCATACTCGACATATACTGTTCCATATGGCTCAACTGATAGTGCATCTGGCTCTTCATTATTAAAAAACCAAGTTGCAGTATCAGCATCATATAGTTGAGCATCATATGGAAGAATATCGAATTCAGAATTCTCAGTAGAATAATGAATAGTATATTCAGTCCAAACTACTGGATCACTTCCTATTCCTAAAAAGAATCGATCCATCACTGCCCAGTCTAATGTCACTATTTGACCAGATGTAGGAATGCTAGATCCAATAAACTGGACAACGGTTCTATTTAATGAAGTTGTATAATTGACCCCTATTACCTGAAGTTCACCATTGACAGAAACCTGAAGAGCATTATTCGCTGGTACATGGTATGCCCCAGGACTCCCAGGAATAGCGTCAGTGACTCCTATATATGTTGACTGATGGAAATCTTTAGAGTACCTAGCGAAGACCGCTGCTGGGATCCTATAGATCGTAGTTTGGCCATCTGAAACTTCATTGTATTGCCAGACACTTGATAATGTAAGAGCCATAGTACTGGCATCAGTAATACCAACTCCAACATTTTCATTAGCTTGGTATTCGATAGTGACATCGGTGAGTTTTGAGTGGTATGGCTTAATATCATTAATATATGATACTAAGCTATCGACATCTACTGTATCAGATATTTGCATATTATGTGCTGGTGCCTGTATTAAATAATCTAGTAGAACGTGCAGAAATCATTGATGTTTTAAAGATATCCGTAAATTCATAGTTCTCAGCTAATGCATCGTATAAGACAGTGAAAAATATTTCATTGACTTGTGTAGGAGTTGCATCAGACCAAATAGTCCCCATAGTCTGTCTAATCAATGTCGGTGTCGAAAATAACTCTACGATATTTGAAGCATCAATAAAGCTAATAGGATTAGGAACAACCTGACCTCCATTAGCTTGAGTCGTAATAGTCAATGATGTATTTAATATAGCGTATTGGATTGAAGCCAAAGCTAATTGTTGATCAACAAAAGCTTGACCTGTCCCAAACCCATATTGTGTTGTAGTTCCATTTCGTTCATCATAAGCGACATTTGCTAATGATGGGACTGGGTTTCCAATAGCATCATAACCAGATGCAGCATCAGTAAGAATATTCCAAAGCTGTTGTGGAATTAATGTTGTCTGCAATTCTCTAATCGTAGTCCATTCAGTATGCACATTTTTCAATCGTTCATTTCTTGGATCATCTCTTAAAACGAAATCGCGAGTAAATCTGATTTTGTAAGTATTATCTTCAGTGACATATGTATTCAACCCAACAGTCACGATTTGATTATAGCTAGGAGTTTCACCTATTTCATTACTAATATTTTGGAACACAATATATGGATCAGTATTTGCCGCCAACAATTCTGCTGCACCCTGTACAGAAATAGTTCTTCCATATGTTTCTAATGATTTATTAGCAACCCAGAAATAGTATAAAGTGTCAGTTAGATTGCCATTAGAATCTCTAATTTCTTTAGATGTATATTGGTAGTCATATTTATATTCATACAATATAATAGGATTATCACCAGTCGGATTTGCATCAGGATTAAAAGCTAAATCCGAAGAAGATGGAGTATATGGAGCATAAATTATGGTCATCATGTCACCAAGATTAGGTGACAATTCTGTCAAATCTACCATGTTATTAATGATCGAAACATTAGTTAATGGTTTAGTCTGGCCATTTATATACACACTCAATCTATTCGCGTATAATGCAGTTTCTTTAAGCAATGTGAAAACTAATGTTGATGATGTTCCATCACAAACTGCTTGCATGAATATTGGCGATCGTAGTTCCCAGGCGTTCCAAACATACTGGAACGATTGAGCGTTTGTTCCATTAACTAATGTCAACGGTGTTCTGACATCTGATGTTATTGCAGTAACGACAGCTGATGATAGTGCTGGAACGGTAGAATAATCACCAAAGTATGGTTGCCATTTATTATTCGGTAAATTACTATCAGCAGTCAATTCAGTTTGTGATGGGGTATTATATAGAACCCAACCTTGATAATTGCCAAGAGATAAATTAGCATCGACTCTAGCCGGAAGTGTTGATGGACCAAATGGGATTGTAATTTCAACAGGAATAGCAGCATACACAACTAAATCAGTTGCAGTACAAATAGCAGCAGCTATTGCTGCTGTTCTCAGCGCTGTTGTAGTGAATAGCGGATTTGTATAATTGACTGTAGTTTCACCAGTGATTTGAAATCCTAATGTATCAAAGAGTAAAGTGAATGGCGCTCCAACAGAATTAGCGACATCATTAACTAGTACTAATTGTGATGATCCATTAGTCGCATTAGTACACGTAACTGAAACAGCCCCAGTAGATTCGTTGGTTGTAGTAGTGAAATTCAAGACTCCAACCATAGCCGGTGAAAAGGCTGTTTCGGTATATCTTGTCACTGCTAGATTTTGTATTAATTTGATAGTAACTAGCAATTTTAAACCCTGTTTAAATATGAAGTGTATGTGCTATTTACAAGAAATAGCACATACGAAATAATGACTTTATTCTTCGTACGTATATGACGGAGGTGTAAATGATGGTGTCACATAAGATGTTGATGACCCAAATGAAATATCTTGATTCACACCAGTAAAGATTGCTTCGCCATATGGTTTAATGAGTTTAAAATTACTAACATCTGCAGAATTTAATGCATTGTAATAAAACACGCCGCCACTGATTTTATTTCCTATGGCCAATGAAGGAAATTCAGAGAGCCAATCACTAGCAGATAATATCGCAGTCATATTCCCGCTCAAGTCTTGTTGGAAAGTAACTTGATATTCGCCAACAGAACTCAAATAAGGAAGTTGTGAGCCTGGCGCATCAGAATATCCCCATGCAACTGGCCGTTGTTCCCATGTTCTATTTCTAGAATATAGCTCAGTCATCGCAACATTACCAGATGCTTGGTCATTAATATTGATCGATGAATTACCTTGTTGTTGCGATACCAATGTTGCATATTCGGATGGTGGGACAGATGATTCCGTCCATTCATATAATTCAACACTAGCCCAGTCTGCCATGGTACCCCAGAAAGCTAATCTAGATTCTAATGTCGGGAAAATATTACTATCCATATATGGATAGTAATTGACATTATTCATATTCCACCAGACTTTACCTACTTCAAGTTCACCCCAAGCATGGTATGGATCGTAATTGACATTATCCGTTGTTTGGGTTGAATAGTTATATTTGGCAGGGTCCAATTCTGAAATAATATTTACTATTTCTAATGCCTCAGAAGGATGAGATCCTCTAGCCGGGTCCCATAAATTCAAATCGGTCACTACCACTTCATCAGCATAATCAATCAATTTAGCTGGATTGAATTTTGGACGAGAAGGTCCATAGCATCGCACAACAAACTGTCTTGGTGATGATAGAGTATACAATGAAGTATCAATTGATGAATCGGAAGTAAACAAAATAGTTGACGCATTCACTAATTCATAATTAGTGACAGCTAATAAAAATGGTGTCATATCTCCAGAATTCAAAAAGACTTGTTCAAAGACCTGGACAGTATCAGCAAAAATTGTTTTGCCGTTTCTGATTAAACTATAAATCTGATCTGGCCAAATATTGTTAAATGTAATCTCTGCGATCATTTCAGCCTGATATGATAAATCTGCATTTGATTCAAATGGACCAACCCAGCGTGATTCATCTAGAGGGCTTATATTAATAAACCCAAGAGCCTGAGCTGTTGTGGCGGTTGGATTAAATTGAATCTTAGTGAATACAGATTGGCAATCAGCTGAATTCACATAAATTTCAGGATATGATAATTCATGAGCATCACCATATGTTGCAAGTTTATACGCCCAGAATTCATCTATTGTAGCATTCTGGAATCCGGTTGAATTCAAAAATGCATTGACCGATAGATTAGATCCTTTATTGCTAATCAATCCTCTCCAGAAATTAAATTGAGTTTGGTCGGATAACCCAATATCACTCATATATTGTTTTGGTGTATATCCAAGTAAACCACGAGCATATGCCGCAGTTTGACTATTTGGAACCATATTATCAGCATCATAATAATTCAACATATTAGAAATAGATGCTTCGATATTAGTTTTAACTTGATCATTGTTAATATAATGGCCGCCAAATGTCAAGCGGCCAGTAAACTTGGCCTGCCTTGATGCTTGCATATACATCCGATTAACCCGAACTCCTAAGAATGGATCATAAACTAAATAACTTGTTGAGCCACTTGTGTAATCCTGAAATAATGCAATATGCTCATATTCATCCAACAATAAATGAATACCGCCAATCACGACATTTGATTGTATTTCTGTTTGATGATCATTACGAATAATCAATAAATCTTTAGTTGGGATTGTATTCCCAAAAGAATCAAACACAACTTGCGCAGTCGAGACATCAATGTTAGATGGGTTTCTCATATTAGCAACGAAACCTTGTGGGGTGTTAAACCACACTGATGTCGAAAACGGATTTAATATTGCGCCAGATCCCGGTGCGGCACCAGCATACTGTTGATTAATAAATCTCTCGATATATAATTGCCAACTAATCGAACGCCCGGTAGATGGATCAATTGATGGATTAATCCCAGCATTAAAAACCCACCCGTCATCTGTGAGCTTTTGAACATATCCGAAAATGACATTAACTACATTCTGGATTCCGGTCACCAAGAAAGGAGTTGTTTGTGTAACTAGCTCAGTTTGTGTAAGTGGGTGAATCCATGCATTTGATGTATTTGCTTTATCTAATGCATAAAATGTTTGGTAATTGTCATCTGATGCATATTCATAATATTCGATAACCGGATTATACGTATTAAAAGTTTCTATTCTGAATTGCCAATCAACACCATTATTAGCAGGTACCGGAATTCCATTTTGTAATGTTGTTGTTCCAACTTGGATCAATTGAACACGAATAGCATTGAGCCAGTAACTCTCGATATTTTTATTCTCTTTGATGACTAAATTATAATCAGTAGAATAAATCGGAAATGAATCCGTTTCAACTTGGAAAGTATCAGTGTTAATCAATCCGGACATTCTATGTCCGAGCATCAATTGCCAATCACGAAGTATATTATTTGCTAAAGCTACACTCATATCAACTGAGTTGTATCGATTCATATTGACAAACCATTGGTTCAATCCAGCAAATTTAGCATAGATGGTCGGGACGTAAACTACAGTATTAGCTGGAGTAGTAATAAGTAATTTGTCGCCAATATTAAAATCGGCTCCATTATCGGATACAGTAAATCTAATTTGTGCACTAATGAATTCAGTATTCGCTTGGTATGAACTATTAATTAATCCAGACGAATTGCCAGAGATAGAAAATAAACTTCCTGTTGGTATTGCTCCAACACATGTCAATGTCCAAAGTGTATCACTAGTGTCACTTCCATCTTGTTGGATTCCGGTCACGCTATATCCGCCAAATTTAGGTGATGGGGTTTCACCATGCAAAATAAAATCTAAATAACTTACGCTTCTCAACTCATGACGATCGATTGTGTACCCTTCAACCTGGACATAATTGTAGCCCCAAGTATTAGTCACAAAATTGATTGGATCAATAGTAAAACAAATTTTCAATTTGTCATAATTGAAATCAACAGACATTCTATATTGAACTTCAGCTGGTCCATATTGGCCAAATGTATATCCATCCGAAATCCCGGATGGAATTGTATTCAATAAAGCCTGACTAGAATTTGAACTAGATGATGAAACATATGGTGGTAATAGATGATCATTAGTAATATCAACACATAGTTTTTTAGTCCATGACCCAGTAGGCGCCGCATGACCCGGGGTGGTATTATTAAGAATATCGGACCACATCTGTGTTGTCCAGGTTCTAGTATGGGTTGTATCAGCATACAATCCATTCCACCATGTTGGCTGAGATGTGTATCCTTGTAGAATCCATGGCTCTAGATTAGGACGTTGAGTTCCAAAATATGAAAGATAAATCATGAACCATCTGGCTGTCCCAGAAGGAACCCCAGCAATAGTTGCATTTTCATAATTCCAAGTGAATGCATCAGTAGGAGTATAATCACTTGCGGTCATATCCAAATTATGAATCGCTGAATATATTGCAAAAGATTTCTCTAATAAAGGAGTAGTCACCGAGGCATCGGCTGCTAATACAGCAGTAGAGTCAATTTTTAAAATTTCGCCAGGACATTCAGTATATAACTGATTTTCTACCATCAAATAAATTTGAGCTATTGCAGCCTGAGTATTCACCACTTTCCAAGGCGTCATCAAATTACTAACAACTGAATAGGTCTGTGTTGCTAGATCATATTGGTATAGTATATTAGTTGTTCTATTGTAATAATAATTTCCATCTGGGCCTAATACCAATGGGATAGTGTCCGAGGCAATCGCATAGACTTTTAATGATTGAGTATTAGCATCAAACCAAAATTGATTCATAAATGGACGTGATGGTGGAACATACCCAGAGACCCCTGGCAATGTTTGGCCAGTAGAACGGAGAAATTGAATGTTCGTAATTTCTTCGTCAAGTGTAATATCCGATGGTGGCAATATCGATGAATGGCCATCATGGTGTCTAATCATTAATGCCCCAACAACTTTATCATAGTAGACTTTAGGTTGGGTTAATGTCCCGAGTCCCAAGTATGGAAGTGTCGCAGGAAAACCAGGGATACTTGATGTAGTATCAGCAAATACAGTGCTATCATTTCTAGCTGTTACATAGGTTAAAAACTCATTAAATAATGGAACCAATGTAGGATCAACAGTATTAGAAATAGTTGATGATGGAACACTTATCAATCCAGAAGTAATAGCTTGTGCTAAGTTTCGTTGAACATATTCAGTGACTGCTTGTATCATTGAAGCATATTGATTTTTAGCAAAATCGATAATGCTAAGAACCGATGAATCAAGTTGATTAACTAGCCCAAGGAATAAACCAAAGTTAGAAGAGTAATCCTTGATTGTTCCGCCAAGACCTCGATTCGGAGCAGAAAGATTTCTAAAATTATTAGATCCATACGGGTTTCCAGTGAAACCAACCTGTGCAGAAATGATCGAAGTGAAATGGCTAAATAGATCCGCAAAAGCAATAGACTTGCGATTTTCATGTGTGATGTTGTAGAACATCTGATTTGGTGAAGCCCAGCATCCAATATTTTCTATATCTGAGGCTGGATCACCTACAACGGGATTTCCATTATCATCTGGCATATAGTAAATCGGAGATTCTGCTACACCTTGTTTCCACACTGTTTTAATTTCGCTAAAGTTACCATAAAACAAAGTTCTTAATCCATCTGGACTAATCAACCCTTGGTTAAACAAATAATCACCTGTTGAATTTGTTGCAATGCGTGCCAACATCGATGAGTCAATGGGAAATTCATTTCCTTCTTGGTAATAGAAAATAGGACTAACAAAACCAGAATGCGACCCATCTTGCATATACAAATTAAATAATGGTTTTTGATTAAATGAAGTTTTGTATCCGGACACCGTTTGATCAACTGTTACGCCAGTCGCCGATGGAACTCCATCTAATACATGAAGGACCATTTCTACTTCTAAAGTATTTGGATATTCGATGATTGGACGCAACGCTTGAATAGTAGAATCAATAGTGAAACTCCACCCTTTAGAAGCAAAGAATGCATTAGCATCAGCTTGATGGATCCAATAATTATTAGTGGACCAATCTGATACGCCGCCAGATGCAATAACATAATATTCTGGCGCCATTGTTTTATTATATGAAAGTTCTATATCTAAACAATTTCCGTACCAGCGATACTGTGAGTAATTTGAAAATTTGTCTAGATTGATTGGCGGACAGAAATTGAATCCGGTAGTTGCACCCCAAGACGCAAATTTAGTCGTATCAACACCAAGCAAATCCAATTTAGAAAGCGTGTCATCAAAAGTGAATACATATTCTTGAGCACCAAGTTGTGTAAACACTGTCGGGATTAAAGCATTGACTGTATGATCTAGATCTGTAGCTGATATGTATGGCGAAGAATCCCCAGTAACAGAATTCCCGACATACCCGAGCATAGGAACAGCTTCCTCTTTAGTAAGAAACTTATTATGCATGTTTCTTAACATAGATGTATTAATAGGCGTTCTATATCTTGCAGGAAGAAGGCTTACTAAATCTGTATTTTTCTTGGTGTAGTCACTTGACATTACAGCATTCCTATGATTGTATGTGATGTATCACTTTATTTATTAAAATGCTGAGAGTCAAAAAAGTGTACTTTTCCTAAATAGTTGATATAATTATCTTCATGTTCAATACAACCCAATAGGATTATGATGAGAGGCTATCACTATTCAACACTTGTATTTGAACCCGGCACAATCATCACAAGTGTACAATCCGTAGGCGAAACCTACAAAATAGTCCATGGGAAATATAAAGAAGTAGCCAACGAATTAGGCATTTATTTCCCAGATAATTACGGATATGCATATAAGAATATCCGTACCAACAGTCATTTTGTTTCGGCTCCAAATGAAGTATTTGCGCCAGATGATAAAGTGACTGAAGGGAATTTAAACCATTCAGTATTGTATGTGATGTATCATCTTCGATCGTTTATACCTCGAGGTATTCCATTAGAAGATCGGTTATGTGAAAGAAATATCGCGCTGAGAGTAGAAGCTAAACGATATTTCACCAAGCTTGATCGTGATGATGAAATTGAATTGATTTCAGATGTATGGACCGTAGTATAAGAAAAGGCCTCTATGATAGAGGCCTTTTTCATTTTACGTTAGGTTTTGTCTTAACGTTGAAGCAGTATACATCGGAACAATCTGTATATCAGTAAGTTGAGCACAACTCTGTAGAATTTCATCCTGCCCAGACTCAATCACGAATAACGAACCAAATGAATTGTTCACATATAGTGGAACAATAACTACAGAAGCCACATCATTTGGTAAACGTTGGTGAATCAAAGCAATCAATTCAGTTGCATAAAATGTATCACCAAAATCCCAATTAGCAATAGTAAAAAATGTATTGATCACTGAAAGAATTTCAGATTGTAATTGGTTAGTTGTCAACGTTGAATTCACTGCCTGAATAACCTGGAATTGAGCAGTCAATTGTGGATCCGCTAAACTACCAAATAATAATTTCAATGTAGCAGAATGCATGACCACAGTATCAGAAATCATCTTTGTTGAAAGAAGACTCGAATATGAATTTCTCAAATCCAATGGTGTAGGAGGAACAGGGACATCAGTTGTCGTTCCGGCAATATATGCTATAGATGAATCATAATATCCCTCGGTCAGCACAAACATATCTATAATATTTGATGTTGATGGATCAATCAAATTGGCATTAGGTGTAAAATGTTGCCATAAGAAATCCAAATTGTTTCGACCGATTGTTCTAATATATTGTCCATCATTGGAAGTCAATGCTCCAACAGGAAACAAATTCTTAATAGTTGGAGTAGGAACAATTGGAGTAGTAGCATTGTTTGGATCAGTCGAACTTGGCGCAGTAAAATATACATAATCAACATTTGTATAATTGAATAATGATATTGTACCTGTTACTTCAACTGGCGCAAGGTCACTACTAACAAAAGAAACAGTACAATGATTCGCATCAATAGCAGTAAAGGTTGGCGTATATCCAGAAGCCGAAATCGTAATGTAATTTAATGTTGGTGTTGTAGTTCCAAGCGAATGAGTTATAGTCCATGTTGATGCTGCTGTTGTTTGTGTGAATACATATTTCAATCCAACATTGACGAATTGGGTAAATGCCATGCTATCACTCGGGATAATATTCCCAGATGAATCAACTCCATTATTCGTAGTTGGAAGAACTTCTAATGCATTAACATTAACTACGCCGGTATTATATTGGATTGGGCCAACTACATCATAATTTGAATTTGTGCCAATTGCTAGAGTTCTAGCTTTATTCAAATTGGATTTCAATAGTGCAATTCTATCGCTAACAATATCTTGAGTATCCGGATCAATAATAGTTTGATCCGAGTTATACCAGAAATTAGTTGTTGTTGAACCAACAGCGATTTGTAGATCTCGATAAATCACTTCCCATTCTAATATCGTACCAGATGTATCTGAAATACTACTAATCAAAAAGATCCATGAACGATCAAAGCCAGGAATTGTTGTAGTTGTATATGCATAATCAAATGAATCAGTTTGATTCAAAAGAGTCCCATCAATAGTATACCATGCTCCGTTTAGGTTGACTCCAGGATACGTAGAGACGCCGAAGGTGAATGTCCGTTGAGTGGCCACACCTGATACTACATCTAACACGAACGCATCCCCTAGGACGAATGCTGTAGTGCTGGACGTAATCATGAACGAAATGTTCTCATTTGAATAAGGAACACTTGAATTCATGAGAGCAGTTCCTTGATATCCGCTAACAGAACCAGTTACGGTAAATGTACTAGATGTAGAATCTTGATTGATATATTCAATAGTCCAAGTTTCATTAGGTGCCCCTGATGTTACAGTAATATCAACGATGACACCATTCCCAGTCATACCTACATCAGTAGTGAAGCCAAGTCCAAAAGTTTGTTGATTGGAAGGTTGTTGAAGACCAGAAGGAAGGCCACTCAAATAAGGAGTCACACCATCAATGGTTCTAGGTTCGGTATTATCATAAATGTTGTAATTGCTATTTGCTAGATTTTCAACATCAGCATATTCAATTCCACCAATCACTACAGTACTTTCTGGCTCGCCATACCAGTGACGATCAAGTAGGCCTTGAATGGCGGTTTTCTCTAATAGTCCTAATGTCGAATCTTCAATGAATGCGGTTCTAGGATTGGCAGTAATATTCACAAGCTGTGAGTTTTGTGCAATCATTGATACCAAAGTATTCACTACACCAGAATCTGAAAGTAATGGTTCGATAATCTGGTCGATTAAAACTCTCGATGATAATGTAGTGACTTCGGAATTATTAGACATATTCCAATAGATCGAAAGGTCATCACCAAAAATCTTTACATTTTGATATGTTCCAGATGCATCATTCCAATCAATATATTTTGGTTGACCAGCAAAAGTTCTATTCACCGCAGTCAATTTCAAAATACTCGAATCACGAAGAAGCATAGTATTATAGTCTTGGCCATTAACCATTCGACCTTGAGAATAATATGTAGACGGAGCAACTTGACGAATGTGTTCAATGTCTTCACTGGCCGCGCCATTTTGCAAGCTGCTAATTAATGAAAAAGTCATACTTGCTGTTTCATTAATATCAAATGCCGAAGTATAGGTGAAACCAAGTGGAACATTGACTACGCTATTTTGTTGGATTACTGCATTCGAATTTAGTGATTGTCGAACCCATAGATTGAAATTACCTACAGGGATAGTCGCGAAATTGCCATCGCCAAATAATAATCTGATTTGATCATTCTCTAATGTTTCAACTTCAAATTTCGTTGCAATAGTATCAACATTGAAATAAATATTTTGAGCATTGATCGTATCAACTTGAGTCCAACGTACTAAAGTTGTTCCTGATGTATCAACTTGGTTAATCCAAACATCAGTGTTATTGATATTTTGTAATGTGACATCAATAACTTGGTTTGGGATAGATGTGGAAAAAGACAAAGGAACATTTGACAATTGTCCTTGCTTTGTGAACATCATGAACCCGGTATTATCCGACCCATCACCTAGACCATCATTAGCATAAACAAAATACATTTGTGCATTATTGTCTGGAGTTTTTTCAAATGGCCCATCACTATCCAAATCACTAGAAGTAATTTCCATCGGGATGGTTTGTGTTGTAGTAGTGACATTATAGCCGTAGACCCCGTTAGCAAATGAACTCTGCAGATTGTTAAATGCATAAAGTTGAAATGCAATGTCGCCAACTTGGAATGCTTTATAGGGTGATCCAAATTGTTGAATCATCATGAGGTTGATGACTAAATAAAATTGTTCTTTCCAGAGCGAATTATTAGGATCATTCCAAACAATAGTTCTATTGCTTAAGTCATTACCCTGAGAATCGATGATTGATTCTGTAGTAGAGACAGAAGTCAATTTCACTAGGCCACGAGCTGGTAGATTTCGTGATGCAGTATACGAAATTAATTTAGCAAGCTTAAGAATATTTTGTTTGCGTTCCGCTGTTGGCATGAAGTTTTCATGCGTGGCCATATCTATTCTATATGCAAGCTGTTCAGCGACAAGCGAGAATGCGTCAATAATTGCAATCAGTTCAGATGTTTCAATGTAGTCATTGAATACTTCTGGGTAATACAGTTGCATGTATTGGATCAATGATTCTTTAACAGACTCATAATCAAACGAGGCAAAATTGATTTTTTCAAAAGCCTGGTAAACAGATTGCCAAGTTTCAGCAGCGTATAATGTTGTGATAGTCATTTGGTCCCTTCGACTCTATTGGGTTCTATTTTCATATTTATAATCTATCAGGTTGTATAAATTTGGATGTTTAAATCGCCAGTTATATTGAGTTCAACATATAACAGGTTTGCGATTGCTACAATTGCATATTGATCCGGGAGCGAATAAATATTCAATGACTGGAGTTTAACTCGAGGATCATAGTTAAATACTTTAGTCAAATCTTCCTGGATAATAGATTGGGTATCTTGATCATTAGGCTCAAATGCCAAATTTGGAATACGGGTTCCGAATGATGGCATATGCGGCCTAGAATAATATGTCGTATAGATATGGTTCAAAAGATCTTCATTTACGCAATCGATATTGGTGATAGAAAAAGAGCCACCAGGTTTACTAGCGTTCCTGGAAGAAAATCCTTTGTAATAAATTTTATTTGCATTTGCTACTTTGTTATTTGTTCTTAGCTCAGCCATGATTAATATGCCTTTAATACATCGTCTATTTTTGTTGGGCCTTTGAAACTCATTGCATCTACAACCGGATCAATAAACACTATTTGTGTTCCTCTCATTCCAAAATTTCCAATATGAAAATCTGGTGATAATTCATGTTTGAATAATTCGCGACCAACCTCTACACAGTTTTCTAAGAAGTCTATGAATTTAGGAGTACTCTTTTTAACATCCGCACCAATAAATTCTAACATTTCCGGAACAGATTGTTTCTTTAGAAATTTGTAATTAGACATCCTTCCAAATATCCTATGTTCTATGATTTCTGAACTATCTTCATAACCGAAATCGATTAGTGATTTTGGCATTTTTAAATGTTCAACCCTAATAAATTTCATATCTTGCGGTTTACCAGTTAACGCATGTCTCATTTGAAAATGTTGAATTTTACCATGAACTTTTAACAAATACGGATTATCTTGATGTTTAATACAATATGCGATATATTCTTCATATGCTTTATCATCAACCCAGATTTTTAATACTTCACTATCAGACAGTTCAAAAGCATATCCATAAACTCCTTTACCTAAGAGTTTTTTAAATACTCCTTCTTTTTCTAGCATCTTCATAATCAATGTTCCGGACATTGACGCGTATTTTTTAATTCCACTAAGCTCAAATAGTTTCATCTTAAGGAGACCATAATTTATTACGTGTTATTCCAACGGCAGCACTGCGAGTCCAAGGTTCATGTGTGGGTGCCAATGGAGGAGCTGCAGCATTAGCAGCAGTTGGAGGTGCTTTACTATTTAACTGAATTGTTGATCCTTGTAGAATAATATCAGCGGTTGACCCAAGGCCTATATAATCACCAGCAGTAATAGCCGTAGTACATCCAGAATTCAAATTAATATCAACACCACTTGTAATGTTAACTCCGGTTTTTCCGGACATATTGATTGCACCACCAGCGGTCATATTGATATTCCCTACAGCAGAAATATTGAAATCTGCACCAGTCCCAAATGAGATAGATTGAGCTCCATAAAATTGAATATGGCCATCCGAATCCATTTCAAACCAAGAGTTTCCTAGGTTAGTAGAAACATAAATTCTCTCATTGGTATCATCTAAAATCATTTGATGGCCAGTGGTAGTCTTAATCCTAATTCTACAAAAATCAGCGGCATCTTGCATCGTAATGAAATGGTGACCCGGTGTCACAAAACAATATGCTTGAGAATCTAAATCTGTTGGATCGGTTCTATTAGGATTCTGTGCATATCCTTCCGTTCCATCTTTATTAGTAATAGCTTGAGCGACTTGTCGTTCATATCCACCACGAGTAAAATAATAGGTTTCTGATAACCCAGCCTCTACTAAATTGACCTTTCCTGGCAGGATTGGCTCATAGGAGTCACTAAACGGTCCCAGCGGCCGTTTAGTTGGTGGCTGTGTGATATCTTCAGCGCGTCCGCCAGGAAGCCCTCTCTGGCCCATAGACGGGTAAATACAATGAGTCCAAACTCGGTAATTAGTATCACCATTTATGAATTGAACTAGGACTGATGCACCAAGTTTAGGGATGGCCCAAAACCCATATGATGTGGGACCATATGAGATATCTCCATTTGGGCCAGCTGCCATATTTTTAATTGATCCACCAAATGGAGTTGCATAAAGAGTCCATGGAAGATCATCAATCAAATGGTCTTCATTATCAATCGATGGGCAATATACTCGAACTCGGCCCATCTGGGCCGGATCATTAGTGTCTTCAATGATTCCGATTGTGGTATAAAAAGCCTGTTGTTGGCCTTGTATTGTTCCATTCATTATTGTGTGCCATCCGGTGGTAATAGATCATTCAAATCATAAGCTGCTAGTGATAGTTCTTGTGTGAATTCACCATTAGTAAATTTATTTTCAAAATTAAAGACCCTATAATAACCTTTATAAAAATACGGAATATATTTACCAGGAGTATCAGGGTCTGGTTCATAGATATTTATTTTAATCAATATAGGTATATTAGATCCTTGGTCACCAGCATATGAGGTTTGTGTAGTAGGATCAAAAGGCCCAACCATGGTTTTAGATGTTGCTTCAGCTTTGGCCGCCATGGTATCTAATTGCGCCTGATATGCAGCATCATCATGAGGCATAATAGGAACAATCTGTTGATTTAATAATGCTGGGTTTCCGCGAATAGTCATCTTTCCACTATTCGTATCATTAGCAATACATAATGCCAACATTTTTACATAATCGTCTTTGAGCTTTGCTGAATCCGGTGCAGCGTATATATATCCGCGCTGTGCTTCAGATGTCAATGTTGGCAAATACACTGGGTCATTTTTACGAATCTCAATAACTGATGCAGTTTGTTTTGTTGTTGCTTTAGATTGAGTTGGGTCTGATGTAGCAGTTTTTGATATTCCGGTGACTGCAGTATTTGATCCGGGTCTATTTTGTTGCATAAAAAGATTAGTCAAATTTGCTTTAATAGCAAATTCTAAAATATCACTATTCTTCCCAGTGAAAATATAATCAAAGATCATTCCATACTGTGCTTCTTCTGCATGATGCGCTGCTGAAGTCTGAGCATTAGTAGGTGCTGTCTTAGTTTTATTTACCGTGACTGCGCCCGAATTATTATTTGTTGTCGTTGCATCTGGAGTTTTTGGCAAATAATAATTAACCGTATCAAAATGGATAGTCACTGAATTGTCATCACTGGTTTGGGAAGTAATAACTTGATGGAGTTTAGGAACTTGGCCGGCTTTCATTGCCTCATTATCGACTAGGGCCTGATGAATTTGATCACAGTGTTTAAAAATCTCAGATAGAATTTGAATCACGGTCACTTTAGTGTTTGTATTGATTTGTGATTTAAATCTGTCAGAGTCAGATTGGGGTTTTTGTTGGCTATTAGGAACGGGCTGGGCAGTTTGTTGAACAGCCTGTTGTTCTTTAGGAAATAATTTTTCTACGAAATTATCTTTAGTAATACACTTTACCGTGTAATTACTCCAATCAGATGGAATAGTAAATTTATATTTAACAAGGCGGCCATTCCCACCAGTAGCTTGTTTGACTGCGGTAAATTGATCTTTTAATTGGGCATTAAGTTTTGATTCTAAATTTTGAATTATGTCCTTCAACATAATGCTATTATTATTAGAAACTAAATTTAAATTTCTGTTGACATATAAAATCCCATGATCTTGTAATGGCGCACCAGCGCCCATTCCAACAGCATTAATAACATGAGTTCCACCTGTCGCATCAAAAGATGATTCGACAGCCTGAATAAGAATTTGGACAGGATCTAATTGGATAGTCGTAGTTGTTCCTTGATCAGTATGCCCAACAAAAAAAGTCTTAAGCAAAAAAACCAATCCTGGAGCGCTAGTCTGAAATGTATCATCTGTTAAATTTTTAAAGAAATTTAAAAATGCAACACCGGCAGTATCTTTAACAGTGATCACAAAATTCTGATCCATTGTCATGGCTTTACCGGGTTTCATGCCTACATAACTGGTTGAAAATGACATTGATTCGATAAAAAATTTAGAGTCGGTTTCAGAATTAATTATCATAACAATCGTAGAACCGTTAGAGGTAAATGATTGCCCGTGTTGAAGTTGCGACAATGCAGCAAATGAAGTTTGGCTAGCTTGCAATGTTCTTAATGCTTCAGTGTTATTGCAAGCAACAATGAAATGATGATAGCTAAAACTACGATATTGATCTAATGGATTTGGCGGATTGGACATGTCACTTCTAGATATGGATTAATGAAATATTTATCATTAATCCATATCATAAAAATGTGTCAAACTACAATAGGTGTAATTAAAGGAGGAGTGATTGCTGTTGATGGAACACCCCCTGTTTTTCCATTCAAGAAATCTTTATTGACGCGATCCTTAGTTGGAATAAGTAATACAGTCCCAGCAATAAATTCTTCATTGATATCAAGAATATTGTTATATTGAAGAATGATCCACCATAAACTGGAATCATTATAAAATACTGAGGCTAGTTTATCAGGCCTACCTTCAAATCGTTTTTCTAATACATATTCCAAATCTGTTGAATTGGTAGTGAACATAGTTCTCTCCCACCACTCTACGAAATTCCCATCGACTTCTGTTGTGCCACCATTTGTGTATCTAGAATTTTGGGTGTATGTGCTATTCATTGCCATAATTATATAGTCGCTGGTGAAGAGGATGGCGATGAGAAGCCTTGTGGTGAAGAATACGGAGTTGATGCGGCTGACGCTCCGGATGAGGTTGCTGTTGTTCCGGCTGATGAATTTGATGGTGATCCACTAAATGTAAAAGCCCCAACCATATCACCTGATTTGTATTTTGTGATGTCGAAACTTGAGTATTCTTCAGGTGAATATCCTTCGACTAAGTTCAATGAGATATCCATAATAGTTGGAAATGGAAATCCATCAGATGTCGGAATGTAATCACAATTATCCGGATAAACCCAATGATAGCTTAAAAGAATAACAGGAAGTTTATCAATGTTTTTTGTTCCGTATACACTGAATAGCAATGTATCCGGAGGTGCACCAAGTTTAGCGGCTTGCGATGAGGCTGTTCCTGTTCCGTAATATGGCATAACCCAACTTCTAATCAAATTGATATAGGCCAAATTAGAAGTTGCTTCAGCAGCGGTTCTAGAAATTAATTTACAGGTTAGATTAAATGTTCTAGCATCAGTATTTTTATAAACTTGAATAGTTCCCGGGTGATGGACTGGAGCCAAATGCTCATAGTTAGCCTGACGTGATTCATCGATCTGTGGGGTTACAGTAAAAATAACTTTATCACTTGGGTTTTGTTTAGAAACTATAATAGCTTGAAAACTACTTCCAGTCAATGTAATATTTGTTGCGCCAGATGTAGAAGTTGGTGTATTCCCGGGAACTACAGCTGCATTCAATTCATTAGTGATTTGAAAATTATATGGTGTTGAATTACTTGGAGCAACAGGTAAAGATGATGTCACTGCTGAGGATCCAACTCCAACATTCCCAGAAAGCCCACCAATCCCAGGAACACTTTCTAATTCCGTTGTTAGATCTGCGGTGGATGGTGTTGATGTATCTGGCGCAAATAAATTACTCATTCTTATCCTCTAAATTTTCTCTCAATTCATTCCACATTTGTTTTGCAACATCATCATTTTTAATGGCAATCATGTCTCTAAAATCTTCATACTTGTTTGCAATAACTGCAGCACGAACTGTTGTCCCGGAAACTCCTTTTACATCATGCGCATCAGGATCCCGTTCTAAGACTACAGCTTTATGCTCAATAGAGGAACCATCAGGTTGCTTAAAATATTTGTCTAATATTTCTTTATAACTTTGAGCTCTATTTTCTTCATCACCGAAAGAAAAATGGCCACCGACCACGCACATCGGTTCATATCCCATTTCACGACATTTAATAAAGGCGTCAAAAACATTCCCAACTACAATATATTTGACGCCTTTTCCATATGATGAATGTTCCAAATAGTAAACACGAGATTCGCCAGATAAAGGATTCTTAGATTTATCTTTACTGGTTTCTTTACCTTCTACAACACAAACTATGATTGCATCATATTTGTATTTTCTAAATGCTTTTTTGGCTGCATCAATTATAGCAGAATGTCCGGCCGTGGGTGGTTGGAACCGACCAATAACTAAAACTGCAGTTTTGTCTTGCATTGGGGGTGTCGATTTACCTTTTTTCTCAGCAAGTAAAATCTTTATTGGCATTATGTATGAATTCTCTATATGATAAATATATTTATTGTTTTTCAGATATGTACAAATCTTGAGTCTTGAAGTATAATACTTAGAAATAACCACATAAAAATAATAAAAGGTTAACACACATGGCATCAAAATCGAAGTCAGGCCCAGTTGTCATCATTCCAACACTAGATACTCCAGAATCATTGTTTGGCGAAGAAGTTAAAGAAATAGTTCTTCCAAAAAAACGCATTCCGAAATATTATTTAACTAATGCAGATTTACTTCCTGCCGTCCTTGAATCCAAAAAGCATGGTAAAATGACAGACAAATTAGCAAAGATGCTAATGCTTCTCACTGATAGGTATTCCAGACGTTCAAACTTTGGCGGATACAGCTTCCGTGAAGACATGGTTTCAGCTGCATTAATCAACCTATGCCAAAATGCATTGAAGTTTAATCCAGAGAAATCATCAAATCCATTTGCTTTTTACACAACAGCAATAAAAAATAGTTTTCTGCAATATATGATCGATGAAAAGAAGCAGCGTTTCATCCGTGATTCTTTATTGATTGAGGCTGGACAGGATGCTAGTTATGGGTTTATGGAATCTAGGACTAATTCAGATGATTTGAGTTATGGTGATCATGTTGCTGAAACACGAATCCCAGAATCTAATCCGTTCAAAAAGAAAATTGACGAAGCTAAAGCTAAAAAAACAAAACGCCAAGAATTAAAAGAAAAAAAAGAGAAGACAATTAAGGCACTTCTCACATTTTAAGTATATGAAATATTTAGTAGAACAAAATATAATTACGAAATCCGGTAAAGTCAATACGAATTACAGACATTTATTAACCGATGAAATTATTTCGTATTTGGTTTTGAAGACTCCACATTTAGATAGTGATAGTTCTCCTATGGAGAGGATCTTTAATATCGTAAATGGTATTAATGAATCTAAATTATGTGAAGAGTGCAATGCTAAAATTGCATTTGTTCGCGGATATAGAAAATATTGCTCGACTAAATGTTCCAATAATAATTCTAAAGTTAAAGCTAATAAAGAAAAAACATGGATCGATATTTATGGAGTGTCGAATCCAAATAAATCTGAATCCATTAGAAATAAAATAGAACAAACCTGTTTAGACAAATATGGAACTATAGTCGCATCAAAATCTAAACAGGTAAAAGATAAAACGTCTGAAACAATGATTGATAGGTATGGGGTAACAAACCATATGAAATTAGACGAATTCAGATCAAAATCTAAAAATACTATGTTGGATCGGTATGGGGTTGAATATCCGCTCCAATCAGAAGAAATTTTATCAGCTATGACCGTGACCATGTTGGATAGGTACGGAGTCAGCCATAATTCCAAAACATCAGCTTTTAAAGAACGAATTAAACAGCGATCATTAGAAAAGAACGGAACGAATCATCATTTAACATCAGGGACAGAATCGCAGAAATTAGCTTTTAAAATTAGAAAGAAAAACAAAATTGATGTTTGGCTTCCTAAAATCTTACAAAGTTTTCAAGATAAATACATACCAAAATTTAAATTAGAAGAATTTATTGGCATTGGTAAAGAATATTTATTTGAGTGTTTATCATGTCATACTGATTTCGAAGATATTTTCCATGCGAGTAAAAACCCAAGATGCCCAATTTGTGAACCAACAAATATCTCCAAAGCTCAAGCCGATATTTTAGAATTTATTTCACTTCATTGTGATGATGAAATTATTACTAATGATCGGAAGGTTATTGCTCCATTTGAATTAGATATCGTAATACCAAGTAAACAGTTTGCTTTAGAATATAATGGGTTGTATTGGCATTCAGAATCAAATGGTAAAAATAGTACATATCATTTAAATAAAACTAAGCTAGCCAATAAAGCTGGATTTAAACTAATACAAATTTTCGAAGATGAGTGGATCAACAAACCAGATATAGTAAAATCTAGGTTGTTAAGCTACCTTGGGAAATCACCACAAAAAATTTATGCCCGCAAATGTGAAATTAAAAAAATTTCTGCTATTGATAAGAATCTTTTCTTAGAAGCAAACCATCTCCAAGGAAAAGATTCTAGTTCTATCAGATATGGAGCTTTTTATGAATCTGAATTGATTGCAGTAATGACTTTTGGAAAATCCAGATTTGATAAAAAAATCGAATGGGAACTAATTAGATATAGTAGTAAAAAATTTACTAATGTGGTTGGTGTGGCCAGTAAAATCCTAGCCAGATTTATTAAAGACTATGATCCAACATCTATTATCAGTTATGCCGATTTAAGATGGAGTATTGGAAATTTATATACACAATTGAATTTTGAATGGAGCCATGATTCTATTCCAAATCATTTCTATTTCAAAAATAATAAAGTTAGGGAGTCCCGGCAAAAATATCAGAAACATAAACTTTATGACGTATTAGAGAATTATCAAGAAGAGTTGTCAGCAAATGATAACATGAAAAATAACGGATATAATAAAATCTGGGATTGTGGAAATAAAGTATACATCCTAAAATTAAAATAAAAATAGATGACAATAAAAAAAGGTGCATATTTCACCGATATTCATTTTGGGCGTCGTTCTAATGACATCGTCCACAATCAAGACTGTCTTGATTTTATAGAATGGTTTTGTAGCAATGTACGTAAAGATCCGTCGGTCACATACATTGCTTTTTTAGGCGACTATTTTGAAAGTCGTTCTAATATCAACATCTTAACATTGACCATGGCCTACAAAGCATTAAAAATGCTCAATGAATTAAGACTTCCTATTTATTTTGTAGTCGGTAATCATGATCTACATCGGCGCTCAACTAGAGAAATATTTTCTACTGAAGTGTTTGGACAATTTTCAAATATTACATTGATCAATGAACCTCTAGTCGTAGAAGAAAAAATCATGTTCTCGCCATTTTTATTTCCAGATGAATATGCGGCCCTCTCAAAGTATAAAGATATCCCGGTTTTTGCTGGGCATTTCGAATTTAGAAATTTTATGATTACTGGATACAATCTTGTATTAGAGCATGGACCAGATCATACATTATTCAAGAACCAAACAAAGATATTTTCTGGCCATTTTCATAAACGTCAATCTAAAGATAATGTTGTGTATTTAGGAAATACATTTCCTATGGATTTCGGCGACGCTGGTGATTTATCTAGAGGCATGATGACATATGATCACGATGAAGATAGAGTGGAGTTTTTAGATTGGCATGAATGTCCGTCATACTTAAAAACTACTTTGAGTAAAGCTCTAGCTGATGAATGGCAGATTATCCCAAATAAAAAAATGAGAGTAATCTGCACTAATGATATCGAGATCAGCTATTCGGAAGCCCAATTAATAAAAGAGACATTGAAAGAGACATATGATTTTAGAGAATTTAGGTTAGAAGAAAATCATACTGATCGGAAAGATGCTTTAGAAAATGGAGAGATAGAAGAAAATGATGTTGCTCTTTCAATCGATGAAATCGTAATCAATTCATTATCCGAAATAAAAGAACTAAAATCAATAGACAATAAAAAATTAATCGAATTATATAAAAAACTATAATGCATTTTGTACTTAAAACCCTTTGGATCCGCAATTTTTTGGGATTTGGAAATAAGCTGACTGAAATAGATCTACAAACTCCAGGCACATTACTGATCGTCGGAGAAAATATAGATCGAGGAGGTGCTAATGGATGTGGAAAATCAACAATCACTAATGCTATCAGCTATGCACTATACAACAAACCGCTTGATCAAATTGGTAAAGAACTCCTAATCAACACAACAAATAATTCTAAGAATACCACAATGGAAGTTATTCTTGAATTTGCTGTCGGTGATATCAATTATAAAATCAAACGCGGTAGAGGTGCCGATTATGATACTAAACTATACATCGATGGTTTAGATAAAACACCAGATTCAATTGATAATATCAATAAAGCAATAGTGAATATTGTTGGTGTCAGTTATGAGTTATTCAGGCGGACTGTTGTATTTCGTGGTGGAGATGTTCCATTTTTTGAGATGCCATTAAGTCAACAACGTGGATTGATTGAAGAGCTATTTAAAATTACCACATTAAGTGAAAAAGCAGAAACCCTTAAAAAATTAAATCAAAATCTAGAAAAAGACCTTGAAGTTTTAGCTGCTCAAATCCTTGCTCAAGAAAAAGCAAGAGATCTTAGAACTAAACACATCAGTGAACATCAAGCTCGACTTCTTAAATGGGAAGCTGATAAAGCATCGACTGAATCTAGATTATCAAATTTAATAAAATCATTAAGTACTATCGATTATGATGAACAAGAACAAATTCTTAAAGCCATCGAAGAAATCGAGCCTGAGTATAAAAAAGCAGAAACAAATAAAGTTTCACTCGAGAAAGAATATTTAGCATTAGAAAAACATCTCATTAAAATAAAGAGCGAACTCAAACACCTAGAAGAACAGAAATGTCCATACTGTCTTCAAAAATTTGAAGGTGGCGAATCTAAAATTGTAGAACTAAAACTTGATATAGAAACATCAAACAAAAAATATCAAGATCTAGAATTTCATATATCTACTCAACATGATATAGCATATGAAGCCAAACAAAAACTTGATGAATTAAAACCAATAGCAAAATACTCCTCTATCCGGCTTTTGTTAGCGGAGAAACAAAATATAATAACTTATGAATCTCAATTTTTAGCTAATGCGTCTAGCGTCAATCCACATATTGAAGCATACGAATCATTATTGAATGAACAAGAAGGTGTAGTAGATTATGAAAAACTTGATGAATACAAATCAGAATTGGAACATCAAAAGTTCCTACTTAAATTACTGATTGATAAAAATTCGTTCATTAGAAAAAAAATCATTAATAGGTCTGTCCCATTTTTAAACAAACAGATCCATTATCATTCTAAGCAACTCGGTTTGCCACATATAGTCAGCTTCAATCCTGACATGTCCTGTGCGATCTCAGAGTATGGACGAGTGCTAGACTACGGTAATCTATCAGGTGGTGAAAAGAAGCGCCTAAACCTTTCCCTATCGTTAGCCTTTAGGGATATGCTTCATCATCTCCATTCTAGTATCAACATGCTGATTCTTGATGAAGTTGATGCTGGTGCAATGGATGTCATTGGTGTTGAAGCTATTATTAAAGCTGTAAGATTTAAAGCCTCTGAAGAACCACTAATGGCAGTTTGGATCATTAGCCATCGGCCAGAATGTCAAGGCCGATTTGATCGTGAAATGACGGTAAGATTCGAAAATGGATTTTCTAATATCGACAGAATAGAGACACTATAAATACTCATGAACAATAACGGAACTTTTGTAGCAGTAAGATTTAGAGAAGATATTGTTGTGTGTTGAAACTTGCATCTGACCTGTTGTCTGATAGACATTACATGCTGCGAGAACAATTTGATGCAACTCACGACTTTGAAGAATATATTCCTCACATAACACTATCATATGATATAGGTGATTTTGATGTTTCTAAATTACCAGATATCAGGGCGGTTCTTCCTGATCTTTACATAGTCTCAGAGTTCAATGAGGAATTAAAAGATGTCGGAAGTATTAGTCAAGAAGCCTAAGAAGAGAGTTAATGGTAAAGCTAAAGGCGGATCAAATGAATTAAAGGTATCAAAGCTTTTAACTGAAGCTTTGACCCCTCTCAAGTTCAAAAGGTCTCAGCAATCTGGTGCTATAGTAGGTGGAATGAATTCCAAAACAGCCGGTGATTATAGTAAGCTCACACTTGCTTTATTCACTGGCGATGTTGTTCCAACAAATGAATGCGTAGACGGAAATCCACGATTTAAATTTGTTGTTGAATGTAAAGCATATAAAGATGCGGAACGCATGGAAGCTTTATTTGGAACTTCTAAAATATATGAATGGATCAAAGAGGCCGCAATTGATGCTGCCAAAGTTGATAAGCGCGGAATTCTAATTTGTAAATGGAACAACACCAGCCAGTATTCCGTAGTAGAACCAGATATCATTCTCCCAGATGGAATATCATATTTAACTTTGATCAATGGGATTAAAGTTTGTTTGTTGGAAGAGTTGTTAAAATATCCTGATTTTTGGATGTCAGATGTCAGATAAATTTCAACACACCAAAACAAAAAGGGAGTATAATAGGCAATCAAATGATTTACCATATCGAACAGATATAGTTAAATTGAATAATCGTTTCGATGATCTGGCTCGTCAAATTATAATTACATATAAGACATATTCAGACATCGAGGAAAAGATAGCTCCTCTAGTAGCTCGTAATTCAAGTAATACTTCATTTTTTCTAACGAGAGAATGGATCGATGAACAAATAAAAAATTCATACAATATGAATCCCAGTATGTATCGTCGTCTATTAGAGAATATTGAAAAGTTTTACCAGAAACATAAATCATCCAAGAGACTCCCAAGTCCACACATCATCAGCCATAGGTCAGTCCATTTTGGTGAAGGTTTATTTGAAATAAAACCAATTGATGTTACTAAGTATTTAGAAGCAACAAAAGATCATATTCGAAATTTTAAAGTTAATTCAGTACATCAAATCAATGTTGATGGAATTAACTCTTTTTATATTGAGAATATGAGATATGCTAAATATAGGTATATGATTTTACGTCCTAAGTTAGGAAAATCTGGAGCACCTATGCCAGATAAATGGGAGATTCTCCTATTCACTTCTGATTTAGGATATAATGTCGAACATATCGACACAGAGAAGAATCCCAGATATAATGGGAATATACAATAACAATAACAATAAAAAATAATATGAATACTAAACTCTGCAGAAAGCTTCGTAAGATTGCTAAACAAATGGCTACCGCTGAACAGACATATCAGGAATCAGATAATTATAGATCTCGTCTAGAGAAACTTCCTGATGGCCAAATGACTATTGTCCAAGATAAAGTACAAGGCACAATTCGTTTAGATCCAAAATGCGCTCGTGCTCTTTATAAGAGATTTAAGAAGGAAGCTAAAAAAGCTAAGTAATACAAAATGGTATCAAAAATGGTATCAAAAATGATACCATTTTTCCCACACTCATATTCCATGTAGTAATTTTCATGTCGGAGTCGTTAACCTCCATGAGTCGGTGAGGTCTGCTATGAGAGACCAAGAATCCGTACACAACCCCGAGTACGCGAGAGGCACCATAATCGTCGTTAAGAAGAACAATCAAATATCCATATATTGTCGCTCGGTTAAGTGTTTAACAAATAAATTCCTAGATGAAGTCACAAAGACTTCAGGAGTAGAATGAATTTTGGTTAATAATTCTACTTGGTATGCGTCACTGAATGCAGTCCACACAAATCCTGATAAAGCAGTACCTAGGCAGGTTGAAGAAATTCTGAAGTGTGAAACCAAAAATTGCTTAATGTAATTTGACCCGCGCCGAAAGGCGCCAGGGCATCCTAAGAGAATCTTAGAAGACAATAAATTAAATAGAATAAATGATTCGACTCGACTTAATAAAAAAAGAAAAAATTCAGAAGGAATTAAGTCGAGTCGCTAGACCTCGATCTTAACTTCCTTCTTACACTGAGCTACGCGAAGTGTATATCTTAGATCAATATATAAATTTCTATATTTACCTATATACAAGCTATGAGGCGCTTGTAGGAAAATGGAATTGCTAAAAGCCCGGCAATTCCATTTTCCGGAATTTTTTGAATAATCAAATAGACATAACTGCTTGAGGATTATCTTTTGCATTTTTAATCTGTCTATTAACCAGATCAGCAACAACTTCTCTTTCTCCAGCAGACATATCTAGTGCTTCATGATAGCCAAGCCCACCGCGCATAAAATAGACTAGTTCTAACACCGAAGTTAGGATATTCCTGGTCTCATTTCCTAACTGGCTGATATATTCACCAATTTGACCAGGATTACCTGTTTTGATTATCCTGAAAAAAAATTTACAGGATTGAGAGGCAATTCAATAGTCATAACCTCTCCACAATCTTTACATATTACATCTTGCTCAAATTTTGGACCCCATTCATTTGAGCTATCTAATGCATCAGCGACATCACTAATATAAGGAGCTGGTGCAGATTCAACCCATTCCTTAATCATTGCCTTATCAGAAATCCCATCGATATTATCAATCATATTCAATAAATTCTTGACCATATTTTCTTGAATATCTAATGCAGTTGGAACATCTTTATTTGTTGCTTGCAATAAATCGACAATATGTTTAAATCTAATAGGTTCTAAAGTTACTACTTGTTCATTAGGTAGAATTACTGAATATCGTTGACCGATCGTAGTAGGATCTAATTCACGAATACCCATAATGATTTGTTCAATATCTACTTCATAGGTATGATCTTTACTATCTTTACATTTGTGATTTGCATCAACTCGAAATTTTGGTCCATATGTCACAACACGTAAGAAACACATCAACGCATCGATATCACGACCAAATAACTCCATTGGGTTTCTGATATCTTCAACACACTCAGCTAAGACTTCTCTTACTGCAGTTCCACTGAATAACATATCTGGATTTTTAATCTTTATTTCTGCTAATGCAGACATAGGCCGGACATGAACTTCTCCATCTCTACATATATCTGAAATTTCGCCATTTTTGTATAGATATCCGCCAGAAGGCAATTTGAAAATCCGCCCAGGCAATTTTATTTTTGCCATCAACGGATTTGTAACTGGAGCTCTTTGTTCCATAGTATTCCTTATAGGTATTCGAAATTATTTATGATTATTTTATTGCCTGGAATTTGAGTCTTTTATCAGGCGGAATAATTTTGTTTAATGCCTGTATTGATTCTTTAGTCAGTGAAATGTTCCTATATGGCATAGGAACAATCTTCCATAATGGGCATTGTTTAATAATCCCATATGTCACCAATAATGGAAGACCTTGGATAAGTCGAGGCCTGTTGACTTCGAAAATCCATCTAATGAAATATTCTTTTGCTAATTCTGGAAGTAAATCCAATTTCAACCCGCCCATAGTCAACATCTTTTGATTGATGCCAGGCAAAAACATCACGGCGTGTTTAGCAATGAAGTCATTGAAGTTCATCTGTGCCGGATCAAAAACTAATTTCTCAGTTTCTGTTTGGTTTGATTTAGAACTGGATGATTTATGGTATGGGTTCATATTATTATTTATCACTTATTAAAGGAGGCCAAAAATCAATAAATAAAGAATACTAATAGGAAAAGGGTATTTGAATGTCGAGCTCAAACCAATCCGTCGATATCAGCCGTACATTAAGTGATCTAACGAAAGAAATTCGAAAGATGTCAGGGACTGGGCCAACTCGAGCTCATACTGGCGGCGCTAGAAAATCTGATGATGCAATAGATCCAAAATCAATAAAAGAAACAAATAAGTCATTAAAAGAAACACATGACGCATTAGACAAAATGAATAAAGGTCTTAACATGACCAATGCTTCATTTAAAGAACTACATGATGCTCATACGGATGCTATTAAAGGTGTTGTCAATACCACCAAAGGAAATGTTGTAGCAAATAAATTATTGGTTGATTGGATCAATAAGAACGTCAAGGCCCATACATTCTTAGGTGAGGCATTATCTCATACCACTAAGACTGCAGCGGACCTAGAGAAGCGCCTAGAGCAAACAGGTGACTACCTAGCTGAGTACTCCGAAGCCGTAAGTAAAGCTTCATCAGCTTCCCTATCATCAATTTCAGATGCTGGCGAATTAAAGAAAGCTTTAGATAATTTAAATAAGCAAATTACATTATCTGCTGACATTCAGGAAATGATCGCTAAAGGTCAATATGATGCCGCAGCAAAAGCTTTAGATGATGAAGCTAAAACCGCTCATATGATTCGTGACTCTGCAAGAAAGACATCTCTTCAATTTGGATTACTTGCTGGGGCAGCTGGGAGTCTTGGTAAAGGGATGTCTAAAGCCCTTGACCATATTGGACATAGTTGGATTAAAGAAGCTGTTGAATTATCTGGCGCCTCTGCTTTAGTAATTGAGGGCGTTAAAGAAACATATCAACAATTTTGGGAAACGGCAGGGAAAGGATTTGGCGGTGCTTTCTTAAAACTCTCCGGATCTGCAATAAGCCTTGGTATTTCATTAGACTCATTATCAACAATCACTAAACAAAATATGAATCTTGTTGGTAAGATGGGACTTGAAGGATTTACCAATTCACTAAAGGCGACGCAAAGTAGTTTGATGCAACTCGGTCTATCTACAGAAGAAGCAGCAAAGACTAGTGCAATCTTGACACAAAATGCTTTTTTAACTGGCGTCGATTTAAAAAATAAAAAAGCAGTTAATGAAGCTCAACAAACTCAGATTAAACAATATTCGGAACTTCGTTCTACCACTGGTGAATCTATTGAAGTATTAGCTGAACAAACAAAGTCAATATTAGAAAGTAATGACACGACTAAAGCTATGCTTGGTATGGATAAACAACAACGGGCATTGATGGTCCAAAATATTAATGCCGAACGTATTCGTCTTACTACGATGGGTTTAACCAATGAAGCGACCCAAGATTATATTAAAACAATGCAATCAATGGGCGCTGAAAAGGCCGATGATCGAGTATCGGCCTCAAATAAAATCTTATCTGCTGGTGCTGTTATGGGGATTGATGCCGATACAACTGCCGCCGCCTCTAGAGCTAGATTAATGACAGATGCTCAACGTGCAGCCGATCCTACAGCACAAGCAGATTATGACAAATTCACCAGAGCAATGGCAGCAAAAAATGGTCAAATGAATGGAGTTGGTAGTAATCTTGCTACACAAAAGACTGCAGATATCGGCTTTGGGATGCTCGCCACTGAAGATCAACAGCAAGTTACCACAATGCAAGGTGCTGCTACTGGAACTCGTGGATTAACAGAAGAACAAAAGAAATCTAATGCAGCACTTGGTAAAGTCCCTAAAGCTATTGCTGATACTTCTGCTAGAGTTGAAGAAGCCACTAAAGCATTAGAAAGCCCATTAGCTAAAATTGTTGCTGGAGTGGCTGGCATATTAGCAATTTTAGCTTGGAACAAATACAAAAAGAATGCCATAGAAAAATTAGAAAAAGGTGCAGCGCGCCATGCTGGCCGCGAAGCGGCAGAAATAGGAGAAGAAGGCAGATCAATCCAAGGATCACGTATCGCCGGATCTGAAAGTGGATTCGGTAAAATGAGTCGGTCCGCGGATGAACTAGCATTCCAAGGTAATAAGAAATATATGCCTATGGATAAAGAAACTCGTGCATTTAGAAGTGGCCGTTATTCAGAACTCAACACAAGTATAGGGTCATCACGTCTACAAGATTTAGCAGCGCGCCAACGTGTTAGAGGTGTGAGAAGTAAAAGAATTCCTAATTTCTTATCAAAACTTGGTATGCCAGAAAAAGGCCCTATCACTGAATTTGGTGGTAAGGTTGGTGGGATGCTTGGAAAAGGCGCCAGTAAAATAGGCGGGGTTTTAGGAAAAGGAGCTAGTAAATTAGCAGGTATGGGAGCCTCTGCTTTAGAACTGGGGTCAGAAGCTATTCCGGTTGTTGGTGAGATAGTTGCTGCTATTGGTGGGATCTATGGTGCTTTTCAAGGCGTTGAACACGCTGCGACTATTTTTGGTGTTGATACTAAAAAAGAAGCGGTCACCACATCCGAAAAAGTTTCTGCCGGGATTGCCGGAGCATTAAGTACTATTTCTATGGGATTGATACCAGAAGATGGTTTAGCACGATATCTAAATGATGTTGCTACAAATGGCGCTGGGGTCATAGCGGATACTATAGAAAGTGGATTTGAATGGGTTTATAACACAGCCATTCCAGGGATATGGGCTGGCTTAAAAGCTGTAGTTGGCGGGGTTGGCGGGGCAATTATTCATGGTTTAAATCCAATGGTTTGGATTAGAGCATTAACCGGAGTAGGTGGAGGCGGAGACGGGAGTGTTGTGGGTACCATTCTCCAATATATTAGAGAAGCATCAGAATTTATGGTTGTTGCTTTAGTTAAAGGCGTTGCTGAAATTGGCGCCTCATTTCTTGCTAAAATTATTAGCATGCTCCCATCTTGGATGGTTCCTGATTCAGTGAAAAAAGCTAGTGCATCAGCTACTGCTTGGGCCGCATCTGATACTAAATTTTCGGACTTTGATACTAAACAAGAAGCTGATGCAAGATCAAAGCGTTCAGAAGCAAAAAAGAAACGTGATGCAGCGAATGATAAAACATCAGAAGATGATTCTAACTCTGTACAAGGTACAACGCCAGATGCCGATACTTCTAACTTAGGTATTGGTAACACATTTGGACAGCCATTATCTGAAGATCAACTAGCTGCCCAAGGCGTTGTTCTCGGATCATCGCCAACACAATCAACACCGGGTGTTGATGCATCAAATGGTGGAACATCAAATTCGCCAGGAACTAATGATACTACTGTGACCAATTCGCCTAATTCGGCCAGTAGTGCATCTCCTCCAAAGTCTGAAACACAATCTTTATTAGAAGAAATTAGAGATGGAATGAATAAACTAGTTGATCTAACTTCTAAAGGATTGACTATTACAAAAGATGATTCTAAAAAGAACTCAACTGCTAAAACTATGGCCCAAACAAATTTCCAAGTTCCAACTATAGCAGACTTTTTAAATTATCCAGTGTGATTTTTAGACTGATAAATAAAACAATAACTATATAGGAAGACCATGGGACAGTGGACTCAGTATTACAAAATAATTAAACCTTCGCCATCTAAGAATGATTATCTGGCGAAGGATGGCTATTCTTCGATTGCAGATCAAACAACTATTTCTAATTATAGTTGGTATACCCAAGTCATGAAGGGTGCTGGGTCTAGAATGCAACGTTACACACAATATAATGCAATGGATACTGATGTTGATGTAGCTCGCGCATTAGATACTGTCGCTGAAGAAATATCAGTCAAAAATGAAACGACTGAATTACCTTTCAATATCCATTATCAAAATGATGATAACAAAGAGGTAAAAGAATCTATTGTTATGACTATTAAGGCAGCATTACGTCATTGGTCAACTCTCCAAGATTTAGATAATAGAATTTTCCGTGTTGCCAGATATACTGTAAAATTTGGCGATTGTTTTTTCCGTAAACACTCAGATCATAAAAAATGGCAATTCATAGATCCAGCTGAAGTCATTGGTATTGAATTAAATCAACATGGTGATGTTGTAGCTTATCATCTTAGAAAAGGTGAACATAAGAAAGGGCAGTTTGATGAGGTTGAAATCATTCCAAAAGCTGGGATGATCCATTTTACTTTATCCGACGATATGGGTGAATCAGCACCATTTGGTGAATCCATCCTTCAAGCTGCAACCAAAGCATTTAAACAGCTCGGATTATTAGAAGACTCTGTTGTTATCTATCGAATCGTACGAGCACCTGAACGCCGAGTATTCTATATTGATACTGGCAATATGCCTCCACATAAAGTTAAACAATATTTGGAAGGTGTAAAGAATGAAGTCCGTCAAAAACGAATTCCTAATAATCAAGATGGCCAAGACCAGATTGATTCTGTCTATAACCCTATGTGTCTTTCTTTAGACACTAGAATTCCATTATTAGATGGAAGAACATTAGAGCTCAACGAATTGATTTCTGAATATGTTATTGGTAAACAAAATTGGGTCTATTCGTGTGATCCAATATCTGGGCGTGTTGTTCCTGGATTGATCTCTTGGGCCGGGGTAACTAGAAAAAATGCTGAAGTATTGAAGCTAACATTGGATAACGGCGAAACACTTATCACTACACCAGATCATATGATTCCGGTTCTTGGTAAAGGTTTTATTAGAGCAGATGAGTTGTCTGAACATGATTCTTTAATATCATATCAAACCAGAGATAAGAAACTTGGGACTGTTCAATATCAACAAATATTCGATCATTCAGGCAATCAATGGAAATTTACACACCGAATGGTCGCCGAATTTTTTAGAGATTTAGATAAACACCAAGAATTTACATTTTCTCCTGAATTTGTTGGAGAGACTAAAAATACAGTACATCACGTTGATTATGATTCCCACAACAATCATCCTAGCAATTTATCATGGATGAATCAAGAAGATCATATGTTGTATCACAGCCAAACTAAAAAAGAATGGTGGGATGCTGTTAAAAATAATCCAGAAAAATATGCAGCTCTAAAAGAAAAAATCTCGGTTGGTGTAATCAACTATTATGGTTCTTTATCTGAAGAACAAAGAGAAAAAATTTCCGGAGATGCTAAAGTCCGGATTGCTAAATGGATGTCTGAATGCCGCGCAAATCCAGAATGGCTGGCTGATTGGCAAACTTCTATCGCAAAAAACGGATTAGCTCGTAAAGAGAGAATGGAAAATGAACCAGAATTTAAAGCTAAAATAACTAAAAATCTTTTAGATAATCGAGGTCCAAAATTTAATAATTCTCCAATTACCGTAACACGAGAAATCGTTAATCATGTTGCACATCTTGTCAAAAAACATGATCTTAATAGAACAGAAGCTTTTAATCTTGTTAGTGAAGATGAACATTTTTCAACTTTGATCGATGTGGCAAATGAATCGATTATTGGGAATAAAGGCGCCAAATTTTCTGGCCGCTTAACAGAAAGTGTAATGCAATCGATTTATTCAGATTTTGGCTTTGATAATTGGAAGCATTTTAAAGAATGTTCAAATACATATAATCGTCGTGTTACTAAGATTGAATATTTGAAAGAAAAAATTGATACTGGTTGCATCACAGTAGATAGCGAACATAAGTATCACGACCATCATACTTTTGCGACTGAAGCCGGAGTATTCGTAAAGAACTCGATGTCGGAAGATTATTTCTTTGGAACCACTGCCAATGGGCGCGGGTCAAGAGTTGAAACTCTACCAGGCGGCGAACAACTTGGTGAAATTACCGACTTGGATTATTTCAAAGAAAAATTATTTAGGGGATTACGAGTTCCTACTTCGTATATGAACAGCGCTGCTAAAGGTGGAACTCAATATAACGACGGCAAGGTTGGTGTTGCATATGTAGAAGAAATGCGATTTGCACAATTCGTTAAACGTATACAAAACAAAATTGAAAAGATTTTTGATTATGAATTTAAAGTATACCTAGAAAATTCTAATATTATTGTTGATGGGAATATTTTTAAACTTAAATTACCAGATCCACAAAACTTTGCATTGTATCGTAAAGCGGCATTAGATCAAGACTTAGTAAACACATTTAGCACTATGAAGGATGTTCCATTTATCTCTGCTAGATTTGCTATGAGAAACTATCTTGGCTTCAGCGAAGATGATATTACAACAAATGAAGCTATGCTTCGACAAGAACGTAAGATTCCTGAGACTGCAGAATTTGAAGACATCACTGATCTACAAATGATGTATGACCCAGCATTCTTTGATAATCGAGATCCTATTAAATATGAACCACCAGAAGAAGATGGCGGTGGTAGTCAGGATACCGATGATCAAGATGAAGGAGATGATCAGGACGCCGACAGTGGGTCTGGCGCTAGCGGAGATACAGATACACCAACGCCTCCAGAACCAGATGACACTGGGGACGAACAGGGTTCTAAATCAGCAGTAGAAAGTTAAAAGTTTTTCCGGTATTGAATAAATATCAATACCGGAAATAAAGTAAATTAGGAGAAGTAAATGACACAACTCATATTGGTAGAAGAACTTTCTTCAAGCCAAGCTAACATTATTGAAGAATCCACCAATGATGGTAAAGATCATTATATGTCTGGCATCTTAATGATGTCAGAGATAGAGAATGGGAATGGTAGAAAATACCGCAAAGAAGAAATGTCTTCAGCTGTTGATGCAGCTATGAAACGTATTAGCGAAGGACATTTTATTGCTGGTGAATTAAATCACCCAAATGATCTTCAAATTAATTTGGAACGTGTTTCTCATATTATTACAGAAATGAGAATGGACGGGAATAATTGTATTGGGAAGATGAAACTATTGAATACTCCAATGGGTGTTCTAGCTAAAAATCTATTAGATGGTGGCTTGAAACTTGGTGTATCATCACGTGGATCAGGTTCTGTTGTTGAAGGTGTAGTAGAAGGATTTAGCTTCTTAACCGTTGACATCGTTGCGACTCCTTCTGCACCAGATGCATACCCACAAAGTATTCGTGAAAGTCTTGAAAATCTTAAATCTGGCCAGAAGATTCAAACATTAGCTGAAGCCGTTATTCATGATAAAGCAGCACAGAAATATTTAACAAAAGAAATCGCTGCATTTATTAATGCACTAACCGGAAGATAATCATGGACTTGAATAGAATTAGAACACTAGCTGGCCTCGAAGTATTAAAAGAATCGACGCTTACCGAAAACAGCCACAAGATTGAAGCACACGTTTCGAAGAAGGGTGGAATGGGTGTATTGGGTGACGTGATCGTCCTCGATGCATTTGACGGTATGGCTGAGCTAGCAAAGATTCTCGGTATTCCTGATGGTTGGAAGCTGACTAAGGTTAATGGTGGCTTTGCTGCGTACAACAGTGGTGATCGCATGACATTCTTCTCTAATAAGGATGATTTTGATCCTGAAGATAGCGAAGAAGATCAAGATCAAGACTAAGGGAAGCCAAACATGGATTTGAATAGAATTAAAGAGCTGGCCGGAATAGAAGTTTTATCTGAAGCTCAATTGGACCAATCAAAAACTAATGAATTAGTAAAAGCATTTGTTGATGCTGGTGGAGGTTCAAAAAGAGTAGAGCCTATTCTTTCTAAAGAAGAAGCTGATAAGAGGATTGAAAGCTTAGAAGCCGTCGCTAAAAAGATGGGTGCTCAAATTAAAAGCTTTCAAAATAGTTCCGATTATTTTAATCATGTTGAGGCTGGCAGGATTACTAGAATGTTACAGGACCTCCAATACTCTCTTAAAAATCTTAGAGCTGGTGTAAACGTTAAAGAATAACAAGGAAAAATATGAAACTCCCAGGAAGAATTTTAGATGTAATTGATGGACTAGAGGATTTGAAATCATTACAGAAGGAGAAACTCAAAGCCTATATCAAGGGCCTCGAAGATCTCCCTGAACATCCAGCTCCTCATGAAGCAAAGAAAATAGTTAGCGCAGCAGTTAAAGAACTATTTAGTACTGATTCTAAAGTGATTCGTCAAGAAGCACCAAAGAAAAAAGAAAAGCCCGCCAAGAAAGATAAGGTCGAAGAAAGCCAAGGTAAAAAACTTTCATTTAAAGAATTTTTAAATGAAGGAAACTTTCAATGTTCATTAATTTTAAAAGTTAAGCCTGATGAGATGAAGAAAACCATTTCTGATATGAGTGCTGCGGGTCTTCCTAGACTTGAGTGGGCTGACGGGACTAGATTATTTAGTGACAACAAAGCTGCAATTTCTACTGTAGAAAAATATTTGAAACGTAGCCAAATCGAATATACTAAAGAAATTGAATAAACTGTTATTAACAAAAAAAGCACTAAGCTAAAAGGTTTAGTGCTTTTTGTAACTATAAATAAAGATACACAAACATAACAAATAGGAGTATTCAAGATGGCAGATAAAGAACAATTGAAATCAATGGTCACTAATATGGTTCATGGTCGTAATGAAGAAGCTGCAGTAGATTTTCACAATTTTCTTCAGGCTAAGATGCAAGAACTAGTTAATCCAAAAATTGAAGAAACCCCAGCAGATCACGAATAATTCATCGATTATTTCGCATGAATTTTCAGATATCCTATAAATAATAAACAACAACGATTCAAGTTGGTGATTATCTGGTAGTACTAAAAACGAGAAAAAAATGTAAAGTTTTTCCGGATTTTAATAAATAATCATTGTGAATCAAATAAGAAAAAGGAGCCTATTGATGGATGAAATTCTAAAGAAGCTATTAGAATCTGAACTCCTTAGCGAAGAAACTAAAGCCCAGATTCAAGAACAATTTGATGGTGCTGTAAAAGGCATGAAAGAAGAGTTAGCTTTAGAAGTACGTGCTGAGCTAGTCGAACAGTACACCAAGGACCGTGAAGCACTCGTAGAAAGTATTGATGAAAAGATTGTTTCAATGCTTAAAGAAGAATTAGACGAGTTGAAAGAAGACATTACTGCCTTCCGTGATCTTGAAGTGGAATACGCTGGAAAATTGGTAGAAGAAAAGAAATCACTAGCTGAAAAGCTTGGTGAAGAATTAGATCAAATCGTTGACAAGATCGACTCATTCTTAGAGTATCGCCTCGAAGAAGAAATGTCTGAACTTAAAGAAGATTTAGATGTAGTTAAAGAAAACCAATTTGGACGTAAAATTTTCGAATCATTTATGGGCGAATTTAACCGTTCATTTGTTGATGAAGAATCAATTTTCAAGAAGATGTCTGTTCTTGAAGACAAATTGAGTGATGCAGAATCTCGTCTTTTTGAAGCAGAACAAGCTGAAAAGAAGGCAAACCGTGTTAAGAAATTGGATGAAGTTCTAACTCCTTTAACCGGTGTGAAACGTGAACAGATGGCTATGATCCTACAAAACGTTGACACAGAAAAGCTACAAGAAGCATATAACCGTTTCGTTGGACGTATCCTCAAAGAAGCAGTTGTAACGCCTCCAGCAGCTTTAACCGAATCTACTAAGACTACTGAAACCACCGTTGTTAAAACTGGTGATATCAAACCCCTAGAAGAAGAAGTTAAACCCAAGACAGCCACTGAATCCGAAAAGGATCAAGCTAGAAACCGCATGCTTTCACTTGCCGGTGTAAAGTAAACTAATAACTTATAAAAGTTAAAGGAGTCAATTATGGAACTTTTTGAAAATTGGTCAGAAACAAAGCAAGCCCTATTATCCGGCTTGCCCGAGCAAAAGAAGGCAATTCTAGCCCCATTGCTTGAAAACCAAAAGAAATATCTAATAGAAACCGCTGCTCAAGGCGTAACTGCTGCAGGCTCAATCGGTAACTTCCAGAAAATTCTTATCCCAATGATTCGCCGTATTATCCCTGGCACTATTGCGTCAGAACTAGTCGGTGTTCAGCCAATGTCTGGCCCAGTAAGCCTTGCGTACTCGCTACGCTTCTTATTCAGCCAAGCTCTATCGACTGGTAATTCATTGACCGACATCGCCGCAGGTAACGAAGTATTCGGTAACAACAGCAAGACCCGTCGTTTCTATTCGGGTGGTACTTTCGCTGATGGTTCAGGTCTTCTAGACCAACCAGATTCAGTCGCAACAGGTTTGGCAGCAACAACTTCAGAATTCGAAGCATTTGGTGGTCGTCAACTCCAACTCGAAATCTTGAAGCAAACCGTTACAGCTGGTTCACGTAAGATCCAAGCCAAATGGTCAATCGAAGCTATGCAAGACTTGTCTTCACAGCACGGTCTAGATCTAGAGTCAGAAATCACCGCAGCCCTTTCATCAGAAGTCGTATCAGATATTGATAACGAAATTATTACTGATTTGCAAGTTCTTGCTGGTACAGTCGAAACATTCGACATGGCTTCAACAAACTTCACTGGTGTTCCTCACTATGTTGGTGATCGTTTCGCAGTCCTTGGTGTTCTTATTAACAAGGTTGCCAACGAAATCGCACGTAAGACACGTCGTGGTGCAGCAAACTGGGTTGTCGTTTCACCTATCGTCGCTTCTGTTCTTCAATCAGCTTCGAAATCGGTATTCGCTCCAGCAGTTCAAGGTTCGTTCGAAGGCCCAAATAATACCAAGCTAATTGGTACATTGAATGGCGCTATCAAAGTGTACACGTACATCTATGAAGACCAAGGCACAGAACCAATCGTAATGGGTTACAAAGGTGGCAACGGTGAAATTGATACCGGCTACTTCTACTGCCCATACATCCCATTGATGTCGTCTAATGTTGTGATTGACCCGGCAACATACAACCCACAAATCTCGCTCATGACTCGTTATGGTAAAGCGACCTTCGTGGATACAACAACATCCCTTGGAAACTCGGCCGATTATTACGGGCGGATCAACGTGGCAAACCTTTCGTTTATTTGATTTTAAGTTTTAATTAAAAAAGGAGACTTCGGTCTCCTTTTTTGTATTCTAGGATATAATATTGTAAAGTTACTGAAGAAGCGAGCCAATTATTGAAGAGGTGGCAAAAATGAAGATTGAAGAATTGTTTGAGTCTAAAGAACAATATGAAAAATGTATGGTATGGAATAATGAAGAACAGGCTGCTGACGTAAAAGAAAAGGTAGAACGTCGAGATGGAGCAGATTTGATAGTTGATTGGAACGTAATGTATTTCCGCAATAAGATTGAATTTGATCATATTGACTATCATTATAGAATGAAAATATCTCCTACCGAGAGACCTAAAATTAAATTAGTGAAAGATCTTACTGATGAAGATCTTCATAAGACTGCGTAAATATAACAAATAGAAAAAGGAGACCGAAGTCTCCTTTTTTGTATTCTAGGATAAATCTTTATTTCTTAGGCTTTTCTATTATATGTGCCAGAAATTTATTATCATACATTGATGGAGCTTTGGCAATAAGTTCATGCAATTCTTCTGGGGTGATGATTCGGTAAAATGAATCAATCTTGAAGAAATCAAAACTGCCGAAATTATCGCCTTCTGGAACAATTGCACCCTTAGTGATCAATTCTTCTACTGTCAGTGCAGTATCAACGTTTCCGATTTGGGGATGGAGAATACCTTCTTTGGTAATAGTACAATCCCAACCACCAACTTCACCGGATTCTTTGTAAGTGACTACATAAAGTCGATTTGGGTCTATAGAAGACCAAGGGAAACTGTTGTTTCTCTTACCTTTTTCTGACCAGACAACAAGTTTAAACTTGTCGGTAAGTTTCTTTTTGACGGGTTCTGTTACTGTATACCCAGCCTCTTCAAGAACTGCTTTAGCAGTCTCGATACTGATAGATGATTTAACCATGGTAATCCCTCTCGGTATATGAGATAAACAAAGCAAATTATATCACGAGTTTAGTTTTTAATGTATTCTTCTTTCATGGCATTTTTGATGCGCTGAATTTTATTTTCATTGATACAGAATTGAAGTACACCGCGAACGTCTAGCCAATTTTTGATTTCCACTTTAGCTTTCACGGCTTCTACTATTTTGCCCCAACTGGTTGGTTCATCAGTGACCGTTTCCATGATGATGTTAAAAACTTTGTTTTGTGTCTTAGCATTGATGGTCATGATATTTCTCTTTTAAAGTTATTCACCGATGATTCATTATACTATAAAATTCAAGATATTTCTTAAATTATTTAAGTTTTTTGAATTTTGGTTTTCCGTTCACTATGATCATGCCGAGGTTGTGTTTAGCCATGAATGACATATTTTTTTTGTAATTTAGAATCATTTGGCCTGGTTTGAATTTCCCATCAGTGTTAGCAACATATAATTGTTTTGGTCTAGCACCTTGTTTTAATGCTTCTCTGTAATCTCTGCCGCCTTCATCGAGTCCTACTTTATTAATTCTTGCAGCTTGCGCTAATGAATTAATAGATGAATTGACATTGCCTCGGCCCATTTCAGCGTCAAATATTTTATGTATTGTAAATGCCGGTATAGCATTATCTCTTGCGGATTCGCACATCAAATAATTGAAAATTTTATCATTATCAATATTTAATTGTTTTGTTGATCGTTTATTCATTTTTCTTATTTTATAAAAATTGCTATTTATTATACTCTATGATATTGAGGAAATATTTGGAAACAGCAAAATTTCCAGTTAACTTGATAAATATTCCTGATAACTCATGAAGGGAATATCATCAATGAACCAAAAATATAGTTTAGTAAGAGACACACTTGATTCTCGCGATTTGAAATTTAGTGTTGCTCCGATTGAAGTCTTACCTGCTCAGGTAGATTTACGTCCAAGGATGCCTGCCGTATATGATCAAGGACAATTAGGTAGTTGTTCTGGTAATGCAGTAGCTGCAGCATTTCAATATGATCAATTGAAGGAAAGTATTACATCATGGACTCCTTCTCGTTTATTCATTTATTATAATGAACGTCTTTTAGAAGGGACCACGAACAAAGATGATGGTGCACAACTCCGAGATGGTATTAAGGTCATTAGTACATATGGGGTATGTGATGAATCTATTTGGGTTTATGACATTGCCAAGTTTACACAAAAGCCAAGTGATGAGGCTTATTCTCAAGCTAAATTGCATACCGCTTTATTGTATCAACGAGTGGATCAAACTTTATCTGCATTGAAACACGCATTAGCTAGTAATTTTCCGGTGGTAGTTGGTATTACATTGTTTGATGCATTTGAATCTCAGGAAGTCGCAGAATCTGGGATTGTTCCGATGCCGCATCCAACCGATAATTGTTTAGGTGGACATGCAGTAGTAGTCGTTGGCTATGACGATGCAAAGCAATTATTCACGATGCGTAATAGCTGGGGTCCAGATTGGGGTGATCAAGGATACTTCTATTTGCCATATGAATATTTAACCAATCCACAATTTGGTATGGACTATTGGGTTGTTACTAGCGTCCAGTAATTTTACACATCGATAGAGGCGGCCAGGGAGCGTGCTATAGGAAAGAACGGTGTTATATCATTATAATTTTCTAAGCTTATAGGCGCCGCTATAACGTATCAGGCATAACAAAAAGGAGACTCGCAATGAGTCTCCTTTTTTCTTTGGGAGAGGTCAGACTTCGTCTGTGTTCAACTTTCCCAAGAATTCGTAAACATCACCAAAGTACTCGCAATCAGCATCAATTGTCGGAACAACGTGACGGCCATTTTCCTCGGTGTAATAGACGCCATACGGAAATTTGGTTTTCAATTCGATGACTTCAGTATTGGTCAATTTCCGTGTTAACCAATACTGAATGGCTTCTGGCTCATCACCAACTTGAACTTGGTTACAATCTTCATCGATTGCCATAGAAATGATTGTCATGTTTTTCTTCCGGTTTGTTAACTTGTTTCTTGATGATGAACCATTATACATAAAGTTTTCTGAAATGTAAACAATTTTTAAGCAAGATAGTGAAAACAGTACAACAAAAAAGGAGACTCACAATGAGTCTCCTTTTTTACCGCATTGGATCAGATTTGTTAGACTTTGGCCGCGTCCAACTTTTCCAGCATGGCTTCGAGTTCCGACATCGTTGCATTCGTGATGAGTGCATCTTTCTGGCCTGCCATGGCTGCCAGGATTTTTTGCTTTTGAGCGCGGATTTCCGTGGCTCGGATATTTGCATCACGTTCAGCGATCTTGATACCGATGATATGCTTCACGATATCGAACTTCGTTTGAAGGTCGTCGCTGGGTTTGGCGGCCGGAGTAACAAACGAAACTTCTTCATTTGTTGCTTTCAATTGGCGGTGTAGGCCTTTTGCAATATCATCGAGATTCGGTTTGGCTGCTACTGTGCTGGACAGTGGGAGGTCCCACAGGTCTTCTGCTGTGATTTGGCCTTTTGGCGATTCAAAACGGAGTTTCAGGCGCGATGCGATTTCAAACATGGTGATATTTCCTTTTTGTGTAAAAAATTAGAATACAATCTTGATTGTACGTGCGAAGCTTCCCTTGACTTTGCAGATAAGGGTATTCTTTTGTGTTGATGAGAACCCAAGGCCACTGAGTTGATTTGATGAATCATCGACCTTCATCTTGGATCCTACCATTTCAAACACTTTGCGATGGACATTCAGTTCTTCTTTCAGGAACTCGTTAAAGAATCCACGAGCTGTATCATTATTGATACATCCATCAAGCATGAAGAAGTAGTGTTTGTTACCCACTGCTTTTTCATCCCAGAAGTTCGGTGAAAGCATCATCACTTCGACCTTACTGAATTCATTGGTTTGAAGTCCCCACACTTTTTTGGAACTTGCCGATTCCGGCAGATGATGCTTAATCGTGAACTGTCCGGCTTTCAGTGTAACTTCGGCAACCGTCACCCATTCTTTGTTCTTCATTGGCTTATCGTATTCATACTGGAATACTTGACCACCGAATTCGATTTCAGCTTTGAATCCACCTTGAGTCGGGCTGCGGAGATTCCAGTTATGAACCTTACAGATATACCGGCCTTCTGGCATTTTGCTCAGGGTCGGGAATGTGATGTTCTCGACTGGGATATAACCAACCGGTGCTTCTGGTGTGTAATCCACATCTTGAACACCGCCAGACTTATAATGGCTTCGGTGATTCCAGCCTACTCGGTCCGAATTACCATAGGTATCATGGAATCCATTTTCTGGTAGAGTATGATTACCTGGCATAAAGACATGCAAGTCCATCAGCGAGGCATTCCGTTTATCATAGTTCCATGAATGAGTGAATCGGAATACTCCGTCGACGCGGCCACCACGCTCTTGAACTGCTTTGCGCATATCCGAATCAGCAAGTTCACCAGAATATGACCAGCTGAATTTGTTTGGCCATTTGAATAGATCTCCGGCTGTTGGATCCGCCGGAGCAATCAGGCTCACCAAATTACTGGCATGTTTGTTTTCAATCAAGACTTCAATTGATTCTGCTTTAGGCAGAATCTTGGCAATGAAGTCTTCGATCGAAACTTCTTCGACCTTATCGAATTTTTTGGCGTTTGTGCCAGCCACTGGCAATTCGTCGAAGATGTCACTGGTCAGGACTTTCTTCGCTTCGCGATTCGCGAACAGGATATTATTGATCGTGATGTCGTTGATTGTTGCATAGCGACGTTCAAGTGCCGATACCAGACCAAGGGTTTCAAGTTCCTTTTTAGCTTTATCACGCATACCCTTAGTGATTACAGCCGTCGGACGCTTGTAGTTTGCTGGTGCGACCTTTGATTCAAACATTTTGACGGCATCTTCCAGCTCAATTTCTTTAGACAAATCGACAAGCAAGGAGCCAATCACCGAGCTTCGAATGCTGGCGACGGCGCCAGACACCGTATCCATCGAAGTCCACACAAAGATATCTTTTTGTTCATTTGTTTTCAGTTTCATGAAAGCTTTCTTGAGCTTTTCAAAAGCCTTAACAGTACCTTCATGTTCTGTACCACGATACAAGGAGCCTTGAGCAATCAGCTCGAGAACCGTATCAATTGATTCGGTTGTGATTTCAGTCAAGGCTCGGAAAAACACATCGTGTGTCGAACGTAGACCACCGAGGATTGTCGCAATTTCAGCATTCTTGGCAACGTGGTTTGACTGGATATTGACCGAGAAATGTTCCCACATCTTGGCGCCTTCGACGAGTTGCTCGAAGTTTATGCCAGTTCCGGCCAAACGTTCATAATGCAGGAATACATCGCCGATTGGTTTCGATTTGATCAACGCTGAAAGTGCATCAGCAACAGCTTGGTAACCCGGTTCACTTGGAACCGAAATATCCCAGATGGTTTCGATTTTGCCGTCGATGATAGCAACACAATCACCAATGGTTCGGATGAATTGTTTACAACAGCTACATGCATGTTCCGACCGCTCACGATACAACGGATTGGTTCCGGCTGGAAAGCTTCCGATGTACTTATTCCAGATATCATCTTTTTCAATGTTGACACGGAACATCCGCGAATGCTTTTGCATGCGTTCGAATTGCTTGGCTACTGCTTGTTTCAAGACGCTGAAATTCATGATAGGCTTTTCCTATTATTGTTTGATGATCAAAGCAAATTGATTAATTTGCAGATTTTTCGCGACGGACCGGCTTATTGAACTTACGACCTTTGAAACGCTCATCGGAATGTTTAGCATCCCGGGGTTCTTATTAGTACGTTGGAACCCACCTACAGAATCTTCAAATTTCTGAGTATTCATTATTTTTGAAAGTTTACAAAGTGAAAGAATTTTACATCAGCATTTTAAAAATGTACACCGATTTAAATCAACTATTTAATTCAAGCAATTTCCGCACTTTCTGGAGTTCATCTTTTGAATGGGCGACTTGGCCTTCATTCATTTCCAGATACCACTGGTACAATTCTTTTTTAGTTTGGAGCTTATTCACGTTATATGTGATATCAGTCCGCATAAGTAACAGGTTTGGTTTATCGAAATCTGAAAGATAAGTTCCACCGAACACCGGGATTTTATTAGCCATGAAATCTAGAATAGTAGTAAGGCGTTGTTTTCCATCTACTAGGACTACTGTTTCTGGGAGATCGGAATGTTTTGCATGGTTTTCACCACCGAATACAGGTGAATTGAACCGAAGAGGCTGGACCTGGCCACCTTTAAGCATGAATTCGATGAATTTGATCTTGGTATCCATATCCCAAACATGACCGCGCTGAAATTCTGGATCAAGATCAATCCCATAAGACTTTTTCCACCGAGTCAAGGTGTCATCGATTGCATCCCAGCTTAAACAAAGGCCTTGGCCTACATAAGTCAGTGAAGGAATATCTGCGATGTTCATGATGTTCTTTATTGGTGATTGGATCATGTACCTATTTTAACACAATCTTTAAAATTTGTACATCATTATACGAAATCTTTATCCACGCGTAGCATGGGATCTGCATAGGCCAAATGTCTATGTTTGATATACCGAAGAAGGATAGATTCTGGTTTAAATTGATGTTCCCACTCCGCTTTAGTTCTCGGGAGATCTGGGTCTTTGATAATTCTGAGTTCTATCATATCGCCAGGATTTATGTATACTATCCGTGTTGTCATTATAGTTCTACCACAATATATTCATTACCGTTAAATTCTACACAGAAACGCTCATCGCATTTAAAGCATTGTTCTGTGGATCTAGAAAGCCGCCCAGTGCAGCCTTGGATAACATAGTCACCAATCGTATCTTCCATGAGAGTATCACATCTCGGGCAACGAAACCGTGCATTTTCATCTTCGGTTTTAAAAGTCATGATAGCTCAATAAAAAGTATTTGTTCTATAGTACACTGACAAATCTTTCTTGTAAACTATTTTTTTGATAAATAGTGTTGTACATTATACTTAAAAAAAGGATAACCTAATGTCAGACATGATCTTAGACTTAGAAAATCGCATTCTTGATCAAATTTTACAAGAAGGCAAAGATCCAATTGATGATGATCTCAAAGAGACTATCGCTGAATGGAGACAATTACAAAAAGATTTTATTGTTATAGATAAAATTGCTAAAGCGGTATCCAGTAGAGTTGGTGAATTGGAAACTGATATGGCTGACATGCTAAAACAAATGAATAGTAAAAAAACTGTAGTTGACGGTGTTATTATCGAGTTTATTCAGAAAAAAGGAAATAAAACAGTCAAGTATAAAGAAGCGCTGGACTATACATTAAAAATGGTCAATGAAGCTCAACAGAGGGTAATATTGGCATTTGTTGAGACTGTAACAAACCCCGGCGAACTCAGAGATGTTTTAGTTATAACAGACCCAGAAATAGAAAAACATTTACTTCAAGTAAAGAAAGTTTCTGGTATGGATATGTTTAGAAAAATGGGCTCTATGGCTAGAACTGTTTTTTCCAAGCTTCCAAAATTGTTTACTAATTCTGTGAAACGCGAACTTAAAGAAGGCGTGGAAGAAAATCTTTCTAAAGTAATTAAGAATTTGGTTAGACGTTTTAAAACCGTATTCAAACCGGTGTTTAAAGCTATCGATGCATCTGATAAGGCAGTAGATGCGCTAGTGAAGGCTGTTAAGGCTCCAGACACAGTTGAAGAAAGTCTTGTTTTAGAAGATCAAAACTATACTGACTTCAACCAGTGGAAATCAGCTTGCTCAGAAGGCCGTTCACAAGTATGGTTTGATGGTGACAATACTGAATGCTCAGCGTATCAAGGTGAACAGCCTTTCCAACAAGGCCAAACCGTATTAGTTGGAAGCTGGAATGGTAAGACTGGAACAGCTCAAGCTCCTTCTCAACAATCTGAATCTCTAGATCTAGATTTAGACAAAGGCGCATTCCACAAATGGCTTGGTAAGAAAGAAGGTGACAAACTAACGGATTCAGATATTGCTAAAGGCTTAAAGTCTGATGATCCACATGTCGTCAAAATGGCCGAGTTTGCTAAAAATTCTAAGAAATGGCGTCATGAAGCAGTTAGTGAAGCTAAAACAACAGAAGAAAAATACAAGGCTCCCGGTTCTTTAATTTCTAATGCTGATATGCGTAAACTTACTGTATTGAAAGATGAATTTAGAAAGTACAGTGATGAGATTGATAATCTTTGTATTGCTGGTACTCCACCATCGCATGATGATAAGCTTATGAAGAAGGCAAAGAGCGCAAGTGATAAACTAAAAGCATTTAATGCTAAGATGAAAATTCCACGTCCAAGCGATATGTAAAAACTTTATCTTTTAATGAAATGGGAATCTCACGATTCCCATTTCGCTAATGTAAATATCCAGTGAATAAAACGCACTTTTCAATTTTTGAATGATATGATGCACATCACGGTAATTCAAATACCGCATCAATTTAAAATAATAGGAAAGTCCTGAAATGCAAACTCTGAATTCCATCATTGTCACCGCAGTAGCAAACGCAAAACGCGCTCTTCGCGCTCACCAAATCCACACTATTGTTGCAAAGAAACGCCCCGGGACTTCAGCTGATACTATCAATACCACACTCAGCACAATCACAAAGATTGGTGGCCTCGTAAAAATCCCGGTTTCAGGTGAAGGAAAAGCAAAATTTGCCTATGCTCCTGGCTTTAATGTTAAGATGACAAAACGGACATGGAAGAATATCAGTGTGGCTAAACTGGTCCGCACTGTTCTAACTGTTGATGCCGCGGACAGTCTCGATGTTTTTCAAAAGGTTCATGCTCTGAATCCTCAAATTACTCGAGTTCAAGTTCAGGGTGCTCTGCAAGATTTGGTCTTTGCAAAGAAGAACCCTATCAATCGTTCCAAGAATCCGATGACGGATGAAAATACAGTTAGCTCGCAATCCAAGTTTCTGTATAGCGCCACACAAAAGTAATACGCAACACAAGTAATCAAGAATCAAAAGGCCTAATTTAGGCCTTTTGATTCTATAAAAATAAAAAATGCTACTATCACAAGAACGATTCGACCGACTAGTCGAGCAGAGAGATTATTTAAAAAAGTTGCGAACTTATTATTATGATAAGAGAATGGCTTTTTTAGCCGACAAACGAATCCACTACAATAAATCAGATTTAGCAAATGAGTATGCTGATGGCATTCTTATTTCTTCTGGCTTGGACGTTACTGGATATAGAGTCAATACAGAACTCGAATTTTTAGGTGATTACCTAGACAAAAACATTTCCACGTAATAGATCTTATTTAGTCTATTAAGAAGCTTTATTTGACTTAATAGGCTTTAGGGTGTCTATTAATTATGTATCACACATTATACATTTCATCCAAAATGTATCACATCTTATACACTAAAATGAAAAAATTCCCTAGTATCGAGCAGTTCCGAAATGTCATTAAACAAGTAACGCATCAAACACGATATGATGGTGTTGATGAAGAAGGCAAACCTAAGTATATCCATACCAAAGATCTTCCAACGCTAAAGTACCGTGGCACAACTAAACTCCATGGGACTAATGCCGGGATTATCCAGAAAGTAGATGGCACCCTACAATTCCAATCTCGTGAGAGAATTCTTTCTTTAGAGACTGACAATGCCGGATTTTATGCATTCATGGCAAATCGTCTTCCGATTATCAAACGATTGATCGAAGACATTATTATCGAATGTGGGTTTCATCTAGAACATAGTATTCCCGAAGTTGCAATTTTTGGTGAATGGTGTGGTGGTAATATTCAAAGCGGCGTTGCTATAAATGGCTTGCCTAAAATGTTTGTCATCTTTGCTGTTAAGATTGATGATAAATGGGTTGATCTAGAAAAGATTCAGTATTGCGAAGTTGAATCAGATCAAATTTTTAATATTCTACGATTTGCTAAATGGGATATTGAAATTGATTTTGCTAAGCCTGAATTGATCCAAAACCAACTAATTGAACTAACTACTGCAGTCGAGAATGAATGTCCAGTGGGTAAGGCATTTGGTAACATCGGGACTGGCGAGGGAATAGTCTGGCAGTGCGTTGAACCAGGATGGTGGAGTTCCGAATATTGGTTTAAAGTAAAAGGAGATAAGCATTCTGCTTCTAAGGTTAAAACTCTAGCTGCTGTTGATGTTGAAGCTATTACTGCGATCAATGATTTCGTTGATATGTCAGTAACAGAATCTCGTCTAGAACAAGGTCTGCAAAATCTTGTTCGCGAACAACTCAAGCCATTCGAAATGGCTAGTCTTGGTGATTTCATTCGTTGGATCTTTAATGATGTGGTCAAAGAAGAACATGACACTATTGTAGCGTCTGAATTGGAAGTCAAAAAGCTTGGTGGACCAATTTCTAATAAAGCCCGCAAGTGGTACATTGAAAAATACAACGAAGGCTATAGTGTTGAATCTACGTAAACAAAAAAGGAATCTTTATACTAGAATGCGAATGCGAATTTTTGTTTCATTGTACGGCCACCCAGATTTTTGCAGTGATAGGTTGGTTGGTTGGTTGATTGGTGGTGCGATGAAGCCCAAGTATATTGTATACGCGCCAATCAATAATGTTTTATGAAAAAATAGGATCTCAAATTTGAGATCCTATTTTGTTTTCTATCATCACTAAAAT